GTGAGGTGCTGTGACATGCTAGGCCTCGTCCGTAAATTTGCCGCTCTCCAGGCTGCGCAGCCCGATCTGCAGGTTCCAGGCCTGTGCCTGGGCGGCGTCGAGCTTTGCCGCCTCGGCCTTCACCCGGTCCAGGCGCCCGAGCAGGACCGCCCGGTCGAGGGAGCGGCCCCAGGCTGCCATCATGGCGCGCACGGTCCGGGTCTCCCACTGGGCATCGCACTCCTCGGGGCGGTCGAAGAACGGGCCCTTCATCTTGAGGTCGTGGGTGTACTTGATGTTGTCGATGACGATGGAGAACGGGGTCACCCCGTCACGACTGTTCCAGATCCGCATCTGCAGGTGGCCGCCCTCGCTGACGTAGGTCATCAGCATGAAGGCCTCGGCGTGCTGGAAGCCCATGGCCAGGTTGAGGCCCCCGTCCTTGTGCGTGCCCGCCTGCAGGGCCACGATGTCGGCACGGTCGCGCTGGTCGCGCAGGATGAGGACCTCGTCGGCCAGCGAGTAGCGGCCGGCCGTCAGGAGTGCCTTGCGGTCTGCCAGGTGCTCGAGCCTCTCCTGGAGGGGCGGCTCGTCGGCCTGGGCGCGCAGGGCCTGGGCCAGGGCCGCGGCCTCGGGCGAGTTGGCGAGGCGGGTCTCGAGGACCTCGCGGGAAATCTTAGGTGGTTCCATTTACTTCTCCTGTGATAGGTGGTGGTTGAGGCGGGCCAGCCGGCGGCGCAGCATGCCGACGCTGCCCTCCGCGTGGGCCGCCTTGAGGAGGTGGTACTCGACTGCCTCCTCGGCGTCGAGCAGCTCCTGGTCCGCCGCCTGGATCTTCCCCTGCAGCACGGACCTCTTGGACTTCTTGGCCCTGAACGGGGGCCACCAGAACAGCTTGCCAGTCTTCATGGATTTTCTCCTTTATTGTTGTTGAAAAGAGGGGCCCTGCCAGGCCCCCATGCTGCCTCACTCGTCCTCGACCGCCTCGAAGTCGCCGGCGGCCGCGCAGCTAGGCGGGACTGCCTCGCGGGGGTCGGACGCCGGGGCGATGGTGAGCCCGCCCTCCGGCTTGTGGGCCAGCTCGGCGATCATCGCCTTGATGGCCTGGGCCGGGGCCTTGACCTTGGCAGCCTTGAGGGATGCCATCAGCTCAACCGGGCGGAGGGCCTCGACCTGGGTGGGGGAGCGCATCTTCGGCTCGTTGAAGAGCAGCTCCCGGGGGAAGCCCTTCTCCACCAGGTGCTCGGCCACCAGCGTGTCATCTGCGGTCCACTTGCGGATGGAGCGCTTGCGCACCAGCTTGTAGCCGAAGCCGGTGCCGTCCTGGGACTCCCTGAGGCGCCGCAGGGCCTCCGTCTCGACCGCCTTGATGTAGACGTCCAGGATGGGGATGACGCGCATGGCGCGCTCCAGGAGGGCATCACGGACCCCTTCGTCCATGACGTCACAGGAGATGCTCCCGTCCTCTGCGAAGTCGACCCCTGCCTCACGGTAGGTCTCGCGCTCCAGCTCCGGGCACGGAATGCCTGCGGCGGGGCAGAACTGGCAGTGCTTGCCGGCCTTGAGGTACGCTGCCTCCCAGTCTGCCAGGTCTTCCAGGCTTGCCATGTCTCCATGAGCAGCATCTGCCCGGTCGCAGACGTCCGATGCCTCGCCCAGCTCGGCGGCATAGACCAGCAGGTCGGCCTTGGAGAAGGTGACACTGCGTACAGGGCCATCAGAGTGAGCCTTGCGGGGCTGGACCACGGTGATCTTCACCCGCTCGAACGCCCAGCCGCATGCCTCTGCCGCCCCGATGGCATAGTACACGAGCTGGATGTTAGGCTTGAAGACGGTCATCGTCAGGCCACCAGGTATCTCAACCTCGTGTGCCTCCTCGACCTCCACAGTGACGCCCTGGCCGTGCTTGTAGTCGAAGACGGACAGCTCCTCGAAGAGCAGCAGCAGCCGGGCGTCGTTCGTCCCGAACATGCCCGGGCGGAGCCAGGACAGGTCGCAGCGCTGCTCGACCGCCAGCTCGGCGTCAGGCCCCATGCGCTCCATCTCGTCACGCACGGCGGTCAGGTAGACCTGGACTGCATCCGCCATGTTCGAGTCGACCTCGAAGGTGGCCTTGATGGCGCCCGTGGTCAGCAGCTCCTCCAGGTTGGATGCCCGCGGGTCCAGCAGATAGCAGTCCTCGTCCTGGTCCAGGGCGATGACCTGCCCCAGGTACTTCTCGGCATCGCTGCCCTCCTTCAGGCAGGTCTCGCCCAGGTGGTGTGCAGCTGTACCCTGCATGGCCGCCTCACCCGACTCGTTCGGCCGCCCCTCGGACAGCTTGAGCGAGCCGGGGCAGGCCATCCACCGCTTGGCCCCCGAGGCTCCCTTTGTTGCGTGAGCGCCCATCAAGCCTCCCCGGTCTTGAAGGGGCCGCCAAACTCGCGGTACTGGCTTGCCGCCTGCACGAACGGGGCCAGGGCCTCGTCGATGCGTGCTACCAGGGAGGTGGGTACAACGAAGACCAGGTCCAGCAGGCCTGGCTCAGCGGGCACATGGGCCGCGCTCTGCAGGTAGCCCGAGACGTCTGCCCGGGCGTTGAGGGCCTTGAAGGCCTGGGCGAAGGAGGCCTTGACCTCCCGGTGTACGGCTATGGTAGCCATGGGTTACATTCCTTCCAGTGCTAGGTTCGAGATGCAGCAGTTCTCCGGGTTCCCGTCGACGTACCGCATGCGCCCGGGGTCGTCCCCGTTGTGCCACTGCCAGACGAGCTGGCTGAGGGCGCGTGCGCGGCCGTCGACGGTCACGTAGAGGATGCCGCTGCTGTTGCGGGTGCCCTGGACCAGGTCCCCCACCCTGCCCGGCCCGCGGTAGCTGGCCTTGCGACGGCGCACGAAGAAGCCCCGGCGGTCGTAGTCGTACAGCTCACGCAGCCGGTCCCGCGTGGGCAGTGGGTGGGTCCTGGTCCTCGCCATGGCTTAGGCGCAGGCCGCGATGAAGTCGCCGTACTTGTCGACGTCCAGGGCGCTGACCGAGGCGGAGCCGTGGTCGGCGAGCAGCTTCATGGCCGCTGGGTTGCCCTCGCGGGCGGCGTAGGCCTTCAGGGCGGTGCGGACGTCGTCGATGGTGTGCTTCTTGACGTCCTTCACCTCGTCGTCGCCCATGGCTGCGGCCAGTGCCTCGGCGTCGGCCTTGTCCTTGGCTGCCTTGTCAGCGAGGGCCTTGGCCTTGTCAGCGAGGGCCTGGGCCTCGGCGACGGCAGCAGCGGCAGCAGCCTTCTCCTCGGCCTCCTTCTTCTGCTTGGCCTGGGCTGCGGTGGCCGTGGCGCGGGCCTTCTCGCCGCCAGCCTCCTGGGAGGCAGCGCGCTCAGCGGCAGTCGTCGCGGAGGCAGTCGTCACAGGGGCGGCCGTCTCGCCGGGTGCCTTGCCGTCGGCCAGGCTCTTGGCGATCGACTCCAGGGCGCTAGCGATGCGGGCCGACAGGTCCAGCTTGTGCTGCATGTATTGGTTCATGTCCATGTGCTCTTCTCCTTGTATGGTTGAGCGGGTTGAGTGAGCAGCCACTTTAACACCCGGGCCGGTCCCTGACAACCGCCGTACCAGGGACCGGGGCCAGCAAAGCGTGCGGTGCAAACGCCGGAAGAGCCGTAGTGCATTTCCGGGTATTATGTCTGTCTCAGGCCAAAAAGCCTAGATGCAGATGACACATAACACGGAGAGCATACAGTATGGCTTTGGGCACACAGCTTAGCGTCCGGCTTTCGGATAAGCAGCGGGACTACCTGCGCAGGCAGGTAAAGACACTTCGGAGGGCAGACCCAGAGGGCTCTTCCACATGGAGTGAGGGAGATGCAGTACGGGCACTGATTGACAGGGCCCTGCAGGCAGAGTATGAGTGGTTACAGTCTATCCCAGGAAAGCCGCGGGTGAAGGCATGAAGGCCATCCGTACCCGGGATATGGCCGCATATATGGCTGCGGGGCTGCAGCTGATACCGCTGCACCACTGGCAGGCAGTCGACGAGCGCGGTCGCCAGCGCGGCAAGACCCCGCGGGATGGCGCATGGCAGGCGAGGCAGTATGACAGCGCAGCCGTGCTATCAGGTGCAGACAAGTCGGGGGTGAACGTGGGTGTACGGTTGCCGCCGACCATGATGGTGCTTGACGTGGACCCACGGAACTTCCCTGAGGACCGCAACTCGCTGGCCGAGCTTGTGGCCACCATCGGCCTGGACCTCACGAAGGCCCCACACACGGTGACGGGCTCGGGCGGTGACCACTACTGGTTCCGCAAGCCTGCTGATGCAGATATCCTCGACACGCTCGACGACTATCCGGGCCTGGACTTCAAGAGCGCAGGGCGCCAGGTCGTCGCCGCGGGCTCGATCCACCCGAGCGGCGGGTACTACGAGTGGGACGACTTCGCCCCGCACCTGACAGAGGCCCCTGAGCTGCCGGACATACTGCTGCGCCTGATCCGCCGCCCCACCAGGGCGCACGGCGAGGCCGCGGGGCTCGGCGAGCTGACACCCGAGATGCTCGCCCGCTCGCTCGAGTGGATCGACGCCGAGGACTTCGGCGAGCACGAGGACTGGCTGGATGTAATGATGGCATGCCACCACGCGACCGCGGGCGAGGGCAGGCAGGAGTTCATCGACTGGTCCACCCAGGACCCCAAGTACGCGGACGACGGCTGGATCATCGGCCGCCGCTGGGACTCCTTGCACACGGCCAGCTCGAAGGGCGGACGCCCGGTGACCGTGAAGTACCTGCACAAGGTGGTGCAGGACGCGGGCGGCGAGGTCGCGCGCTCCGAGCCGGAGGATGACTTCGAGGAGTGGGAGGGCGAGGAGGACGAGGGCGCTGGCGTGGACGACGACAGGCTGCGCGAGCCCCCGCAGGAGAAGCTGGGCGTCGTCGACGAGCTCAACGAGAAGCACGCCGTGGTGTTTGAGGGCGGGAAGTTCCGGATCTTCACCGAGGAGATTGACCCCGTGCTCAACAGGACGTTCTTCCAGCGCTCCTCCAAGGAGGACTTCGAGAACCTGTACTGCAACCAGCTCGTGGAGCTGGGCGACAAGCTCCTGCCCAAGTCCAAGCTCTGGCTGCAGTCGTCACAGCGCAGGCAGTACAAGGGCGTGATCTTCGACCCCGAGCGCGGCCACGAGGGCTGGCTCAACCTCTGGAAGGGCTGGTCAGTCCAGCCGAAGAAGGGCGACTGGTCGCTGATGAAGTCCCTCATCCTCGACGTCCTAGTGGACGGGGTGCCCGAGCACTACGAGTACGTGCTCAACTGGATCGCCTACATGGTACAGAAGCCAAACAGGGCAGCAGAAGTCGCGCTCTGCTTCCGTGGCGAGAAGGGCACAGGCAAGGGCACGCTCGGGCGGGCGATATCCGAGCTGGCGGGCGCACACGGGCTGCACATCAGCTCGCCAGAGCACCTTACAGGGCGCTTTAACTCCCACTTGCAGAACTGTGTCTGCCTGTTTGCTGACGAGGCCTTCTGGGCAGGCGACAAGAGCGGCGAGGCGAAGCTCAAGCAGCTGGTCACTGAGCCGACGATCGCCTATGAGGGCAAGGGCCGGGATGCAATCATGGGCAAGAACCTCATCCATATCGTCATGGCCGCAAACGGGGATTGGGTCGTGCCTGCAGGTCTGGACGGGGAGCGCCGGTTCGGATGCTTCGACGTGAATAATATCCGCAAGGGCGACGTGAAGTTCTTCAATGCCCTCAATGCCCAGATGTACCGTGATGGAGGGCTTGCTGCCATGCTTCATGACCTGCTGATTCGTGACCTGGGCGAGTGGGCTCCACGTGACGATGTCCCAGCCACGAAGGCCCTCATGACCCAGAAGATCCTCAGCATGGATGACGTCGAGCGGTGGTGGTATGGTAAGCTGATCGACGGGTTCCTGCCAGATGTGCCCGATGACTGGGCTGCCAGCGAGGTGGTGGCAATCAAGGAGCTGCTGAGGGCAGACTATGTCGAGTTCGCCAAGGAGCAGCGGGCGTACCGCCCGGCTGATGCCGTAGCCTTCGGGATGCGCCTCAACAAACTGGTGTCCCCGCTGCGCAACACACAGACGAAGCCCCTCGACTCGATGTACGCCCTGAAAGTCGACCGGCTCGGCAGGGCGTCGGCCTATGGCATCCCGCCCCTGGGCATTTGCAGGTCTGCCTTTGAGAAGAAGATGGGCGCAACACTGAGCTGGTCACAGGCGGACTAAGACGGCCACGGGCGAGGGAGTATAACCTAACGGGCCTAGTGAAACGCTTACCTTATACACTGGAAGGCAAGCGTACCTAGGCCCGGTTCGATAAACAGAGCGTACAGACCTCGGACTTTTTATTCGCCCAGGTAAATACCCGGAGCAAACCGAACGCACTGCATGATCTTATTCGGTGGTATGATTTTCCCGGTTTGAAAAACAGGTCTAGAAGGTCCATAAGGTCTATACTTGTACCCTAAGTGGTTGATTTGGTTAAGTAACTCTGTATAATCCTTTATATTTATTTACTTTATATTTAAAAATAAAGGTTTATATTTTTATGTTTTTAAAGGAACTTCGGGCATTTTTGAACAAATCGGAGGGTAGCTCGACACGGCCGGGACGCGGGGATGGCAAATGGGTGGATCGGGGCGCTCGTGGCCAATGGGGCTGAGGCCCTGGCCGATCAAAAACTCGAGGGCTCACTGCTAAAAATCCCTCCAAGGGCAGATCCGCTAGGCTCGCACCTGCATAGGCACGACAGCCCGCGGGGTTACGCCGGGCCCGGGGCCTGGTACAGTCACCAGTACACACACGATGGAGGCAGGACATGATTGACCACGACAAGGAATGGGGCCGGGCCCTGCTCGAGCGCTCGACGGTGGGCAGGCTCGAGCTCTTCGAGGAGGAGCTGTACGGGCTGACGGCCCCGGCCGCGCTCCGCAAGCAGCGGCAGGTGAACTTCCTGCGGGCCTTCAGCAGGCGGGGCATCGTCTCGGACGGGTGCCAGGTGGCCGACATCTCCCGGGCCACAGTGAGCTACTGGCGCGACGAGGAGGAGTGGTTCGAGGACCTCTACCAGGCGGCCATCCTGGAGGCCTGCGACAACCTGGAGGCCGAGGCGCACCGCCGCGCCGTCGAGGGCATCGATGAGCCCGTGATCTGGCAGGGCATGCCCACGACCGTCAAGGACGCGACCACGGGCACGGAGCGCCTGCTCACGACCAAGAAGTACAGCGACCCGCTGCTCACGCTGCTCCTCAAGGGGAACATGCCCGAGAAGTACCGCGAGAACGTCAAGCACGACCACGGCCTGGGCCAGGCCACCGGCGTCCTCATCGTGCCGGGCGCGATCGACGCGAAGACGTGGGCCGAGCAGGCCAAGGCCCAGCAGGAGAAGTACGCGGGCAACACGGGCGACGCGCCGGCAGGCGACTGACGGCTCGCGGGACGGGGCCTCCAGGGCAGTATGGAGGCTCTCACCAAACGAACAACAACGACAGGGAGCACGCAGTGGAAGTAGACAAGCGGGACCTCGAGGCCGAGCGCCTCACGGACGACACAGACAGGGCCAGCAGCGAGGCGGACTTCGCCGTGAGGGAGGCCCGCCGCAGGCAGGAGCTCCAGGCCGCGGCCTCGATGCCCGCCCCCGACGGGACCGGCGACTGCATCAGCTGCGAGGAGCCCGTCGAGCCGCAGCGCCTCGCCCTGGGGCTTGGCCTGTGCTTCTGCTGCGCGGACCGTCGCGAGAAGCTCGCGCAGCGCCAGCGGGCGGGGAGGTGAGCATGGCCACCACAGCCGTCTTCACCTACCGCTGCCGCATGTGCGGGAGTCTCTTCACCCGGGGCGGGTCCTGCGGCGAGGCCCTGCGCTCGGACGAGGTCCTGGCCCAGGCCATGCAGGCCCCGGCCATGCTCGTCGCCATCCACAACTGCCACCCCTCCGCGCCGTTCATCGCGGCCATAGGGGACCTGGCGGGCGCCCGCATCACGTCGAACAAGCCCCCGCGCCCCGCCGAGGAGCCCCCGCAATGATCCTCCACGTCAAGCTCCGCTGGAAGCGCTTCCACATGGCCCGCCTCTACGCCTGGTGCCTGTGGTACGTCCTCACCCACCGCCTCGAGGCGCCCTCCCGCGAGCTCATCGGGGAGAGGGTCCTGAGCATGCTCAAGCCCGCGAGGGGGCAGCGGCCATGATCTGCGACAACCCGCAGTGCCAGTACCACCGGCCGTGCCCGCGCGGCATGGAGCGTGAGCCCGCGATCGCCGTCAGCGTACCCCACGGGCTGGCAGAGCTCGGTCCGCTGGGCCCCGCTGACGAGGAGGCCACCTACACCCGGCACGTGGTGGAGCGCCACCCCTTCCTGCGCCGGGGCATCGTGCTGTACTACCTGTGCACCGCCTGCAAGGACGCGGGGGTGAGGCCGTGAGCCGGGCCAAGTCCGGCAGGACGCACCGCGGCGGGGCCTACCTGGTCCTGTACGGCCCAGTGGGCAGGCGCACCCACGCCAGGCTGGTGAGCCTGTCCGACCAGCTCCAGGTCGACGATGACACGCCCGAGGGCTTCGCCAGGGAGCTGGCCCAGGAGGCACTCCGCGACCACCGGGCCAAGACCTGGAGGGAGATGTGAGGGAGAGGATCGCCTCCCTGTGCGTCCCGGTCCTGGTCGTGGCGCCCATGGACGAGTGCTGGATCTGGGTCGGGCGTCTCAACCGCAACGGCTACGGCCGGGTCCGCACCCCGGAGGGCGAGATGATGGCCCACAGGACGTCCTACGAGGCCCACGTCGGCCCGATACCCGACGGCCTGCTGCTCGACCACGTCTGCAGGGTCCGGTGCTGCGTGAGGCCCTCGCACCTGGAGCCGGTGACCCACCGGGAGAACACCCTGCGGGGCAAGGCCCAGCTCTTCGGCCGGGACAAGTGACGGCGTACGCCGGGGCCCGTCCCGGGCATCATGCTCCCATGCTTTGGTCATGTGTGCATCGAACCGCCGGGAGTTATTTGCCCGGGGGCCAGGAACACCTCCCGAGGGAAGAAGCTGCTCTGCAGGGCAGACAAAGCTCCCAGTACCCGTCGGGCCTCACATCCTGGCACTAAGCCCGTAGTCCGCCTAACCGCCGGCTGCGGGCTTTTTCATTCCAGCTCTTCGGCCGGGACAAGTAGACGACGGCGTCCATCTGCGAGGGACCGGGACACAATGAACCCCTGACCAACCACCCAGAAGGAAACGCCATGTCGACCCAGCCGCACCACCTCCTCTCCCTCCTGCAGACGGGCTTCACCACGATCAAGGTCCGCTTCCCCGCCGACCTGGCCCCGGCCTCGACCCACCCCGCGCACAGCCGCACCACCGGCCAGCCGCTGGACCAGGGCCAGCTGTACACCTACAAGCACATGGGCGCCGTCTATGTCGGCGACACGGTCGTCGTCGACTCCCCGCACAGTGGCCTCTGCTGCGTGAGGGTCGTGGAGGTGGACGACACACCGCGCATCGACCTCTCGGCGAAGTTCGTCTACAAGTGGACCGTCCAGCGCGTGGACAAGACCGAGTACCTCGCCATGCTCGACCGCGAGGAGAAGTTCACGGGCCAGGTCGCCGAGCTGCAGCGGGCCCAGCAGCGCCAGGCCCTGCTCATGCAGCACGCCTCGGCCTTCCCAGTCGGCACGCCGGCCCGCGAGGAGTTCGACCGCGCGGTGGCCGAGTTCAACCCAGCCCTGGCCGCCGAGATGAAGACCCTGGCGGGCACGGATGCCAAGCCAGCCGCCTAGCATTCCCTGGCACGGTCACGTGGTCCCGCTCGACTGGAGCGCGGACTGCCTGACCTGCCGGGGCTGCGGGGAGAAGTTCCACATCGGCGTCTCGGGCACCTCCGAGCGCCTGGCGCACGAGGCCTGCCCGGCAGGCCCCCACACAGCAACCCCCGAACCTAAACCCAAGAAGGAGAAGTAAGTACAATGGATAGCCCCACCTACATCGCCCAGGCGGTCCGCACGGAGTCCGTGCCCGCCCAGCTCATCATCAACCAGCGCGCCTTCGACCAGGTGCTCACGGTCCTCATCAACATGGCCCGCCTCGCCGACCTGGTGAAGCGCCGCCTGTACTACGGCCAGCCGATGGACCCCGCCAAGGTCCAGGCCCTCTCGGCCAGCATGGCCTCCGAGCTCCAGTCCCTGTGCCGCCTGGCGGGCCACAGCGGCGATGCGATCAACGACCGCCTCGAGGGTGAGAACGGCGTCCCGCGCGAGCTGGACGCGATCCCGGTCCGCCTCCTGCACTGCGCCCTGGGCTGCTACACCGAGAGCGGGGAGATGCTCGAGGCCCTGGCCGCGCCCTACGTCGGCGGGCAGCTGGACCTGGTCAACTTCGGCGAGGAGGTCGGCGACATCGAGTGGTACCAGGCCATCGGCTTCGACGCGAGCGGGGTGACCGAGGCGTCTTGCCGCGAGGCCAACATCGCCAAGCTCCGCAGGCGCTACCCCGAGAAGTTCACCGAGCTGGACGCCGTCCAGCGCGACCTGCCGGTCGAGCGCGAGGCGCTGGAGAGCATGGGGGCACGCCCCCAGACGGCCCTGGAGGCCAACCCTCCGGTCATCATCACCGGGAACTGTGCATAGCCAGCGTATAGCCGTGCGGCAGTAAACGTGGGCATCATCCCGCACCCCGGTGTGAGATGATGCCCTTACTACTTTCATAGAGGAGATTCGAATGAAGACCAAGCAATCCTCAAATTGGCGCACCTGCAGCGGGTGCGGATGTGCCCCATGCCAGTGCGGGCGCATCGATGCCGAGCTGGGCATCGTCCTAGCCATCGCAGCGTTCATCCTCCTGCTCTGTGCCTGGGCAGTGCACGAGAGCCGCCGCGAGACCCGGGAGTGGGTTGACTGGCGCAATGCCCACGGCTGCAAGCCGGTCGCCAGGATCGAGGGCACCACGGTCTACAAGGGCTATGTCAACCCCAAGACGGGCTGGCTGTGCGACGACGGCATGACCTACTACAAGGAGGACTGATGGCCACCGCCTACCTGCGCTACGTCGACGGCCTTGGACTGATGGCCACCGCCTACCTGCGCTACGTCGACGGCCTCTGGAGGTCGTACGACTCGAGTACCCACGAGCAGCTGGAGGCCTGCCCCACCTGGACAGGCTGCGCGAACAACACGGAGATCCGGGGCTACGTGCTCTGCCGAGCCCCTAAGACACAAGGAGAGTGAAGATGGTAGAGAGAACCACTGAGGCCCGCGCGGCCGCCAAGGCCCGGGCCCTGATGTCCCCGGACTACGACCCCGACCGCCTGCTGGACTACGTGCGCGGGTTCCTGCTGCTCAAGAACGACGCCGCCCTGAGCAGGCACCTGGGCCTCACCCCACCCCAGATCAGCCGGGTGCGCCACCGCGCCGAGGTGCTCACGCCCGTCGTGATGCTCGCGATCCTGGACGCCGTCCCAGGGATGACGGCCCACGAGCTGCGCGCCCGCGCCGGCCTGCCTGCCTGGAGGGGCAGGTGAGCTGGGCCTCGGCCCTCATGGACCACTCGCCGGCGCCCCAGGCCGCGCGGGCGGGCCGTCCCCCGAAGGAGAGCTTCGCCAGGGCCATCCTGGACCACCCCGACTACCGGCCGGGAGCCCTCCTGGACCACGTGGCGGGCCTCGTCGGCGCGCGGACCTGGCAGCAGCTGGCTGACATCCTGGGCACGGACGGCGCGCAGCTGTCCCGCACCAGGCGCGGCCTCGAGGCGATCACCCCCGGCCTCGTCGTGGCGATCCTCGACGTCTGCCCGGGGCTCTCGATCGCCGAGCTGCGCCGTCTGGCAGGCATGCCCTCGCCGAGGCACTCATGAGGCACGACTTCTACAGTGGCATCAAGCCGGGGCTGAAGGGCGAGGGTGCCCTGGTCCAGGCCAGCAACAGGTCCGGCTGGGTCCTCGTCCAGTTTGATAACCTGCGGCTCGGGCGGGGCCTGACGCACGGCTGGCACCTCTTCCCGGCCTCCGCCTTCCCCCGGACTGCCCAGCCTGGGTTCGAGATACCCTCGACGACGAGTGCGCGTGACTGCTGTGAGCCATGCCTACCTCCCGTGCGTCGAGAGAAAGTCTTCATCGTGGACCACGGCTTCAAGCTGCGGGAGTACCGAGGCGGGTACAGCGAGAGGCCCGCCTGGTGAGCCTCGTCGACTGGCTGATGGACAGCCGCAGCAAGCTGGAGCTGGCGAAGGAGCTGGCCCAGACGGCCAGGGCCAAGGCCGAGCTGGAGAACAGGGTCTTCCACCTGGAGCACGAGCTGTTCTGGATGAAGGCCGCCGAGAGGGCCCCGGAGCCCGTCCTGGCGAAGGATCGGTGGGACAGCTTCTCGAAGGAGGCCCAGTTCCACAAGCTGATCGGGCCCCTGCTGACGAAGAGGGAGCAGGGCTACGTGATGGGTGCCTTCAGGGAGCTCTTCACCCAGGCCTGACGGGGTTACGTCCCCGCACGGGCCGCGGTACAGTGTCTCCTGGCCCACCCGCAGGAGTGCCCCGTGTCCAACTGCCTAATCTTCGCCCTGGCCATGCTCGTCCGCAGGTTCAGGCTCGGCAGGCCGCAGCGCGTGAGGGTGAGGAAGTCTCACTGGGGCTGGTTCCCGCACTTCCTCTACGAGGAGGCGCGCCGCGGCCGAACGAGGGTGTGGAGCTACGTGCCGATCGACCCGGCGAGGCGGTTGTGCCCGCCCCTGCTTTTTCGCGGGAGAGTCAGGTGGGGCGACGGCTGACGGGGTTACGTCCTCCCGTGGGGCGCGGTACAGTGTCTCCTGCCCAAACACGCAGGAGCACCACCGTGACAGCCCCCCTCTCCAAGGCCGACCTCTTCCACATCCAGCACCTGGAGCGGCTCGCCCAGGACGGCCGGGTCACCTACGCCCACCGCTGCTGCAAGGCCTGGCTCATGGAAGACCTCCACCCATCCGTGCGCGCCAAGCGCACCGAGGCCGTCGAGGCCCTGAAGCAGAAGTACCCGCTGCCGTGAGGACCCGCGCGGGACACCGGCCGAGGCGCAAGCAGGAGCACCCCGCCGTCATGGTGTGGGCCGCGCAGGCGGGCTCCCAGGTCCTCTTCCTCTCCTCGCCGGTATTCGAGACCCTGTACGAGGGCACGCGCGGCCCCGGCAAGACCGACGCGCTCCTGGCCGACTTCTGCCAGCACGTGGGCCAGGGCTTCGGCGCTGCCTGGCGCGGCATCCTCTTCCGCGAGTCCTACCCGGAGCTCGCCGACGTCGTGGCGAAGTCCAAGGCCTGGTTCACACTGTGGTTTCCCGGCGCGAAGTTCAACGAGTCCGACTACGTGTGGACCTTCCCCGAGGGCGAGCAGCTCCTGCTCCGCCACATGGCCAAGAAGGACGACTACAAGAAGTACCACGGCCACGCGTACCCCTGGATCGGGTGGGAGGAGCTCACCAACTGGGCGAATGACGTCTGCTACAAGCTGATGTTCTCCTGCTGCCGCGGGACCATGCCGGGCATGCCCCGCAAGGTGCGCGCCACCACGAACCCCTACGGCAAGGGCCACAACTGGGTCAAGAAGCGCTACCAGCTGCCCCAGATGCGCGGCCGGATCATCGTCACGCCCCCGATCCCCGGCATCCCGGACTCCGGCGAGCCGGACCGCGTCGCCATCCACGGGAACATCCAGGAGAACCGGATCCTGCTCGACGCCGACCCCGGCTACATCGGCCGGATCAGGGCGGCGGCTGCGAACCCGCAGCAGCTGGAGGCCTGGCTGGCGGGCAGCTGGGACATCACCTCGGGCGGGATGCTCGACGACCTCTGGGACGCCACCAGGCACGTCCTGGCGCCCTTCGCGGTGCCCCGCTCCTGGTCGATCGACCGCTCCTTCGACTGGGGCGAGAGCAAGCCCTTCTCCGTGGGCTGGTGGGCGGAGAGCGACGGCACGGACCTGGTCCTGCCCTCGGGCAGGGTCCTCCGCACCGTGCCCGGCGACCTCTTCCGCATCGGCGAGTGGTACGGCTGCCAGAAGGGCGAGGAGAACAAGGGCCTCCGGATGCTCGCCGGCGACATAGCCGACGGGATCAAGATGCGCGAGGTGGCCATGGGCCTGGCGGGCAGGGTCAAGCCGGGCCCGGCCGACTCCTCCATCTTCGACGAGGAGAACGGCATGTGCATCGCCAAGGACATGTCGAGGCGGGGCGTCAAGTGGGAGAGGGCCGACAAGGGCCCGGGCTCGCGCAAGCAGGGCTGGCAGCAGTTCCGCAAGCTGCTGGCCGGCGCCGCCAACCTGGACGAGGAGGGCAAGCCCCGCCTCGGCCGGCCGCGGGAGAGGCCAGGGGTATTCGTCGTGGGCGAGCGGTGCCAGCACTTCCTGCGCACCACGCCGAGCCTGCCCCGCTCCGACAAGGACCCGGACGACGTGGACACGGACGCCGAGGACCACATCGGCGACGACTGCCGCTACCGGATGCGCTTCAAGCGTCGGGAGGTCCGCCAGGGCTCCTTCTCCTAAACGACGGCATGCAGCGGGGCCCTCCCGAGGCATCATGGAGTTCTGCCTCGACACACGGTACACCGGCCGTGCTAGACTTGCGTGAACCGCCGGCTGAAGGCATAGTACCCAAGCATTGGTAGAGAGCCGGTCTAGAATTCAGAATCTGTCGGAGACCGCACGCCGGGTGACCCTCGGTGGAGAAGATGCGAAGGCCCTGGTCGGGGTCTAGCCCAAAAGGCGCACTGGATATTAGTCGGCTGTGGTAAGCCGAAGCAGCGCCCCCGAAACAGCCCCTCAGAGCCCGCCCCGTGCGGGCTTTGTTGTTTCTGGATGAACGAGGGCATGCGCGGGATGCGGGGCACGGCAACATGGCCCCACACCCACCCAAGAAGGAGCTCCCCATGAAAGTCCTCCAGGTCCTGGGCGCGGCCATAGTCATCGGCCTCGTCGCTCGCCTCCTGATCGTCTCCATCCACACGCTGGAGGCATTCAGGCCATGAAGATCCACGAGACCGCGGTCCGCCGCCCGTTCCCCAAGCTGTGCCACGCCCGCGTCGGCCAGTGCATACGCATCCACGATGACGTCTACCCCCACGGCACCGGCCTCTACCTGGTGTGCAGCAACGATGCCAGGGGGGTCCCAAGCTACATGCTCCCCATGCGCGGGCTGTACGACGCAGCGGAGGGCTCCCTCTTCCTGGTCTGCCTGCAGACGGGCCTCGCCCGGTGCATGCCCCACCTGTCCTCCCGCGTGGAGATCGTGCAGGACGCCCAGGTGTACGTCGGCAAGGCCCTGTCACAGGAGCTGCGCAGGGAAGAGCAGCCCGCCATGACGGAGGCCTTCCGTAAGGTCATCGAGGGCACGCCAGCGGTCAAGCCGAAGGCTGAGCAGCCCCCCGTGACCTTCGCCGAGGCCTTCGACCGGATCTTCCGCGACATCTTCCAGCTCCCACAGGAGCGGGCAACAGAGCAGGAGCGCGTGACGGCAAGGATCCGTGCCCTCAACCTGACGGAGCCGGACCAGGCCAAGGCCTTCAGGGCCTGGATCGAGGGCCTGCCCCAGGGCGGGAGGACGGAGGAGCCCGTCGACTACAGCTACGAGGCGTGCCTGGCGCGCATCAACGGGGCACTGCCATCTGGCTGGGCCGCCAAGCCCTACCTCCAGGGCCGGGCCAGCTAGGCGGGGTTACTGCCCGGGGTTCCTGGCGCACAATCCGTGGGACATGAACCCACGCGCCAGGAGCCCCCAGTGACCACCAAGAAAGACGCCGACGTATCCACCCCATCGGGTGCCCACGACCGGATGCGGCCCCGCCTGGCGCTCATAGACACGCTCCTGTCAGGCACCGAGGGCATGCGTGCGGCCGGCGAGGTCCACCTCCCCAAGCACGAGAACGAGAGCGCCACGGCCTACAAGGCCCGCCTGGCCCGCTCCGTCCTGCTGCCCGCCCTCGAGGACACCCTCGACACCCTGACCGGCAAGCCCTTCGCCGAGGACGTCGTCCTGGGCGAGGACATCCCGCCCCAGGTCATGGCCCTGCTCGGCGACGTCGACCTCCAGGGCAATGCGCTCCAGCCCTTCCTGCGCTCCTGGTTCCGCGAGGGCTGGGCCAAGGGCCTCTCCGTCGTGCTGACGGACTTCCCAGTCAGCGAGCAGCCCCTGGGGGACGACGGCAAGCCGCGCGCCAGGACCCTGGCCGACGACCGGGCCGAGAACGTCCGGCCCTACACCGTCCAGATCCGGCCGGAGAACATCATTGCGGCCTACGCTGAGACGGTGAACGGCCGGGAGCGCCTGACGCACGTCCGCATCCTCGAGGTCACCACGGAGCGCCGGGGGTACGAGGAGGTCTGCGTGGAGCGCATCCAGGTCCTCGAGCCGGGGCGGTGGGAGCTGTGGGAGTACGCGGACGAGAAGAAGGAGAAGTGGCACCTGGTCGACGAGGGCCCGACGGGCCTCGCGAACATCCCCCTGACGGTCTTCTACGCGGGCAAGCGCATCGGCCTCCTGGAGGCGATGCCCCCGCTGACCGGCCTGGCCCACCTGAACATCGCCCACTGGCAGTCGAGCTCTGACCAGCGGAACATCCTGACGGTCGCCCGCTTCCCGATCCTCGCCGGCTCCGGCGTGGACTCGGACGCCAAGATCACCGTGGGCCCGAACAACTTCCTCACCACCGAGTCTGCCGACGGCAAGTGGTACTACGTCGAGCACACGGGCGCGGCCATCGAGTCCGGCGCCAAGGACCTCGAGACCCTGGAGAACCAGATGGCGGCCTACGGGTCGGAGTTCCTCCGGTCGCGGCCGGGCAACGAGACGGCCACGGGGCGCGCCATCGACTCGGCCGAGGCCACCTCCTACCTCGCCGCCACGGTCCAGGGCTTCAAGGACTGCGTCGAGGAGGTCCTGCAGCACATGGCAGAGTGGCTCAAGCTGGACACGGGCGGCTCGGTCGAGCTGCGCGGCGACTACACCCTCGAGGAGGCCAACCAGCCGGAGCTGGACGCCCTGCGCAAGGCCCGCGACGCCCGGGACATCTCCCGCACCGCCTACCTGGCGGAGCTCAAGCGGCGCAAGGTCCTCAAGGACGACTTCGACGAGGCGGCCGACAAGGAGCTCCTCGACAGGGAGGCCGCCGACGGCCTCGCCATGGCGGACGGGACGACCATGTTCGGCCCGGCGGGCAAGCCTACGGGAGCGACTGAGTAATGGGTGCCAATGAAGACCTCTACGATGCCACAATACGCCACCAGGTCCAGCTGCTGAGGTACTCCAAGGGCCAGGCGACGAGCGTCGCCAAGCTGCTGGCCGAGGCCGACGCGGAGCTGGTGGCGAAGATCGCGGGCGGCCTCACCGAGGTGTCCGAGGCCCGCCTGAAGGCCCTCCTGGTCGACGTGCGCAAGCTGCGGGCCGCGGCCATGGAGAGGGTCAGCGGCGAGCTCAAGAAGGACATGACCGAGCTGGCGGGCAACGAGGCATCGTGGGAGATGGAGGCCATCCAGGCGTCCGTGCCCGCGGAGCTGAAGCTCAACTCGGTCTCGCCTGCCACCATGAAGGCCCTGACGGGCAAGCCGATCAACGGTGTACCTCTTGACGGCTGGGTGGGTACCATGGCATCCGGCGACATCTCCAGGATCGAGCAGCAGCTCCGCCTGGGCGTGTCCCAGGGCGAGACCCTGGACCAGCTCGTGCGCCGGATCCGCGGGTCCAAGGCCAATGGCTACGCCGACGGGGTCGTGTCGATGACGACCCGCAACGCCCAGACGATCGCCCGGACGGCGGTCAACCACGTGTCGAACACGGCACGCCAGGAGGTATGGAATGCGAATAGTGATATTATCCGGGGGGTCCGTTGGTGCGCTACTCTTGATGGCAGAACGTCTGACGTCTGCCGGGGTCGCGATGGCCACGAGTACCCCATCGATCAGGGACCTCGACCTCCAGGCCATCCGGGTTGCCGCTCCACGACCACCCCCATCCTCGCAGGAGACCGGATCGTGGGCGACCGTCCCTTCGTTCGTGACACGCGTACCCGCAAGGCCCGCGAGACCGACTTTCGGACGGAGGCTCAGTCGGCGGCCGGGGAAAAATGGAAGGGGATGACCGCGGGCCAGCGCACCGAGGCCATCAAGGCCCAGCGCACTAAGTGGGTGGCGGAGAACATCGGCCAGGTGCCCAGCTCAACGACCTACGACAGCTGGATGCGCAAGCAGCCCCAGGCCTTCCAGGACGAGGTGCTCGGCAAGGCGAAGGCGGAGATGTTCCGCGGGGGCATGACCCTGGACAAGTTCGTCGACGAGAAGGGCAAGTCCTACACGATCGACCAGCTGAAGGCCCAGACGAGCGGGGACAAGCTCTTCGTGCAGCAGCCGGGCGTCGGCATGAAGGCGAAGGCGCTCCTGCAGCAGGGCCTCCCGGCCGACAAGGTGCTCGAGGCGATCAAGGCTGAGTATCCCGATGCCTCGACGTCGCTCGCGTCCATCGCCTCGTACAAGACGGAGCTGAAGAAGGCCGGCGTCCTCGATGTCCCGACGGGGATTGCGCCGTCCAGCATCATGAAGAAGGCCCAGTCCGTGGCCGACGTCGTGGCCCACGTCGAGTCGCAGCTCCCCGCGGGGGCCAAGCACGCGATCGGCGGCCAGTGGGCGAGCGTCGTCGAGGACCTCGAGGGCGGGGCGTACGGCTACTACCAGGCCGGCAAGGGCGTGCTGCTCAGCGGGAAGAAGCTGTCTGCCATCTCGTCGGTCCAGGCGCAGCAGGTCGCCTCGCACGAGCTGGGCCACCTCCTGCACAAGCAGCACGGCCTGGCCCTGACGAGCGCCGACGTCGGCGACATGATGATCGCCGCCGAGAGCATGGAGCCCGCGCAGAAGAAGCTGTACGGGTACTACCTCGCCAGCCTGGATGAGCTGACCGCGGAGGTGTACGCCCAGGCGATCAGCCCCTCGATGATGACGTCCCAGGGCCTCTCGGCCGTGGAGTTCAACACGACCTTCTCGTCGAGCATCGCCAAGGCGAAGCAGGCCCTGCAGGACAAGTTCCCGGCCCCGCACGTGCACGCCCCGCCCCCGCCGGTCGGGGCCCCGTCCGTGCCATTCGAGGTCGCGGGCAAGCACACCACGGTCGGCGGCCTGGCGAAGGCCCTCCTGCAGCAGGGCCTCCCGGACGACAAGGTTCTCGAGGCCGTGCTCGCGGAGTTCCCGAACGCCAAGACGAGCAAGGCCTCCCTGGCGTCGTACAAGGTGGAGCTCAAGAAGGGCGGCCTGCTGCCCGCCAAGGGCCCGGGCGTGGTGGTGCAGGCCAAGCCCCTCCCGGAGGCCGTGGGGGCACCTCCGGTGACCCCCAAGCCACCTCCGGTCGCTGCGGCGGCCAAGGCCGTCGACGGGGGTCCACCTCCGGAGCTGCACGGTATGGTGCTCGGCGAGGACCAGCTGGATGCGGTCGCCGAGGCCAAGAAGTACATGACCCAGAAGATGGCAGGCGGGATGACGGAGGCTGCGGCCCAGGCGGAGGCCTTCGACATGCTCCACGGGGAGTTCTACTACAGTGCCAAGGACGCGAAGGGCATGGCGGACCTGGCAGCCTGGGAGCTCAAGCAGGTCGAGGTCACCAACGCGGCCCACTCGGTTCCCCTCGGCAAGGTCCCGGAGCTGGCGGGCACGAAGCTGACGAAGCTCTCGCAGGGGCACCTGGACACGATCAAGGCCTCCCTGAGCGCCAGCACCGACGGGTACACCGGGTACGCCAAGGACTACCTGGCCAAGCAGGGGTACAGCCCCAAGCAGATCGGGCAGATGGTCGAGCTGGCCCAGTACCAGAACCTCCAGGCCAAGGCCCTGCAGAAGCCGTACCTGGCGGCAGCGAACACCCCGGCCGCGGCCGTACCGCCTCCCCCGAAGTGGTTGGACAAGAAGCTGACGACGACGGACAAGATGGACCTGTATGATGTCAAGGCCCTGATGGCCAATGGCAAGTCCCCCAATGACGTGGTGGACTACCTGATGAAGAACAAGGGCTACACGGGAGACTGGGCAGGCAACCTGGTGGACCTGGCAAAGTACCAGATGGGCCCTGTCGCAGCCCCGGCTGCGACGAGCAAGGTGCTCCCTGAGGTCATGGCCCTGAAGGACGGGCCGAAGCCGAAGCTGCACAGCGCCTCCCTCGGGCCGATCTCCTCGAAGCTCCTCAAGCCCCTGGAGGAGGCAATCCTGGCGGGCGAGAGCGACCAGGTACTGCACGGCATCATGTCCGACACGTACGGCATGGCCTACAAGAAGGAGGCGGGGCAGGACCTCATCGACCTGGCCAAGTACGACGTGGCGAACGGGCAGAAGAAGCTCAACGAGGTCGTGCCCGCGCCAAGCAGTGGGGGCGTCAAGTACAAGGCGAAGACCGTGCCCCTGCTGACGCCGAGCCGCGTGGCGGCGACGCCCCGCGAGGGCATCCCCCCGCCGCCCCGCTTCACCAAGGAGCAGCGGCGGGAGGGCATCGAGTACTACGCCGGCCACGTCGAGTCCAGCGTGATGAGCAAGATGAACAAGCGGCAGAAGGAGCTGGGCCTGGAGCTGCTCACCGAGGAGGAGGCGGGCGCGATCCGGTCGTACACGGGCAACACCTACGCCACCCTGAATACGGCCCTGCGCGGCGGGGAGTACGCGGGGAACACGGCCCTCCAGGCGTACGTCGAGGCCGCGCAGCACGGGCTGGAGAAGATGCCGAAGTTCACGGGCGACACCTCCCGCGGCCTCAACATGAGCGCCAAGGCCCTGGAGCAGGCGCTCAGCACGTACACCCCCGGGGCCATCGTCGAGGAGCACGCGTTCATCTCGACATCGACGGGAGACCGGGCCGCTTTCTCCGGTAACATGTTCATGAAGATCAAGAGCAAGACGGGCGTGCTCGTGCAGGACTTCAGCAAGTTCACGGGCGAGCGCGAGGTGCTGTACAAGCCGGGCACCCGCCTGCGGGTCATCTCGGTCCGCAAGGACCCGGGTGCATACATAGTCGAGATGGAGGAAGTCTGATGGATGGATTTGAGGCAGGACCCTACTGGGAGGGAAAGACGAGCTTCGCGCCAGGCCTGTCGGACGACAACGCACCGACCCTGCGCTACCAGGCCCTGCACGGCCGGGTCTACACCCTGCAGGCCTGGCCCGATGGCTCGACGGCCCGCGGCGAGGTCGAGCTGGCGCACCTCGAGGCGCTGGCCGGTGGCCCCGTCAAGGAGGGCTGGTACAGTGCCCTCGGGGAGTGGGTCGGCGCGAGCCCGGGCCCCCTGGTGAGGCCGGAGCCTGAGCCGACGATGGGTGGGAAGCAGTCGTGACCACGATCGCGTGGGACGGCGAGTCCCTCTGCTCCGACTCCCAGGCCACGGCGGCCGACCTGGTGGTGAGCCTCTCCGCGGTCAAGGTGCACCGCCTCGACGACGGCGGGATGATGGCCCTCTGCGGAGAGCCCGCCTTCACACGGGCGATGCTCGACTGGCTGAACGGCAAGCGCCCCGCAGCCCCGACTGGCAACTTCGCGGCGATTGTCGTGCGGGAGGGCAGCGTGAGGTGCTACGATGACGGGGAGAGCTACCTGACCGTCGAGGCCCCGTATGCCAGGGGCTCCGGGTGCGTCGTCGCCCGGGTCGCCATGCTGTGCGGGAGGACAGCTGCTGAGGCAGTGGCCATGGCCGCCGAGCTGGACATCTACTCCGGCGGGCCAGTGCAGTCTATGCGACTGATGGCTCCCGAGACCCCGGGCCCGCGCTAACGTTCTAGCTTAATCACAACCGGGGCGCGAAGCCCCAACTAACCCGCGTGACGCGGAGAAGGAGAATCAAAATGGAATTTGAGTTCGGTAAGAACGGGACCGTGAAGGACCTGAACATCGTGCCCGAGCAGTTCCGCGGGATGTATGCCGCCGGAACGGATGGCTACGTGCTGAGCGAGGGCTTCGTCGGCGTGGGCGCCGCGGTCGACGGCCTGAACAAGTCCCTGAAGGCATCCCGTCGCGATGCGGACGAATTCAAGAAGGGCAAGGTCGACCTGACCCCCTTCGCCGAGATCGGCCAGCTGGTCGGCCTCGAGGGCGACGAGGCAGTCAACCCGGTCGCCCTGCGCACGGCCGTCGAGACGGTCATCAAGTCCAGCAAGGACGGCGCTGTCAACTGGGAGAAGATGAAGGGCGACCTCAACAAGGGCTTCCAGGCGCAGCTGACCGCCAAGGACGGCGAGATCCAGGGCATGAACAAGACCCTGGTCAAGCACCTCATCACGTCCCAGGCCGTTACCGCCATCGCTGCCAACAAGGGCGCCGCGGAGCTCCTGCTCCCGATCATCTCTGGCCAGACCAAGGTCATCAAGGAGGGCGAGGACTACGTGGTCCGCGTCGTCGACGCAGCGGGCGACCCGCGTGGCAACGCGGCCGGTGGGTTCATGTCGGTCGAGGACCTGGTCAAGGAGATGAAGGCGAGCCCCGTCTACGGCCGCGCCTTCGAGAGCGAGGGCCAGTCGGGCTCGGGCTTCAAGCCGAACGGCGGCCAGCAGAAGGCACAGGTGAAGACGGGCGACCTGTCGGCGAACGACCGCATCGCCAAGGGCCTGGCGGCACGCCAGCGCTAAAGCCTCCCGGGGCGAAGTAGAGAGGAGCCTCCGGGCTCCTTTTTCTTTTCCAAAGGCCGTCGCGGGTTTCTGTCGGGCCAGTTTCGGGCAACAATACGGCTTATTCGACCCAACCCAACAGGACCCCGGCGATGAGTGCAGTGCCCCACAAGCGCGGAGCGTCGTTCCTGGCCCAGGTCACCGCCACGGCCCTCGGCGAGCCGCTCGACCTCACCTCCCTGACGATCACCAGCCAGCTGCGCACGCGGAGCTACGACCCGTCGCAGCCGGGCACGCCGGTCGTGCCCCAGGCGGAGGTCACCGTGGTCGACGCCCCGGCGGGCCGCTTCGACATCGCCCAGGACAACACGAGCGCCTGGCCGGTGGCGATGCTTGAGTGGGACATCCGCATCGTCGATGCCGACGGGAAGGTCAGCCTCTCCGAGACCGTCACCGTCAACTGCGCCCACGAGGTGACGAGGTGACGGCCCTGGACATCCGGGTCTCCTCCGCCGTCCAGCTGGACGTCCGGGTCATCTCCTCCGAGGTGGTGCTCAGCATCCAGATCGGCGGCGTGAGCGTGACGAACACCGACCCGACCCAGGGCAAGGCGGCGGCAGCCTCCAGCATCAGCGGGGCGCAGCGCCTGGTCTACGTGCGGGCCGACGGGAAGCTCGCCCTAGCGGACGCCTCGACGGAGGGCAAGGAGACGCTGGCCTTCGTCAGCGGCGACCACGCCCCGGGCGACGAGGTCACGTACCACACCTCCGGCCGGGTCACGGGCCTGTCCGGCCTCGTGCCAGGCGCGCGGTACTTCATGACGACGACCCCGGGGGTCCTCGGGGCAGCCCCGGACGGCTCGGTCGGCAGCGGCCTGGTCGTGCAGCAGGTGGGCACGGCCGTGTCGGCTACGGAGCTCGCCTTCTCGACGTCCCTACCCATAACCCTGTAGAAAGGAACAGCCACCATGGCCTCGTTCAACAAGTTCGACAGCTTCTGTGAGGAGCTCGGCAAGGGCTCCCACCAGCTCCACTCCCACGTCTTCAAGGCGGTGCTGACCAACACGGCCCCGGTGAGCACGAACACCGTGCTCTCCAACATCACGCAGATCGCTAACAGCGGTGGCTACGTGGGTGGCGCGGGCGGCGGTGTGCTCCTGGACAGCGTCGTGTGGGCCCGCTCAGGTGCCACCTCGAAGCTGACCATCGCGGACGAGGTCATCACTGCGACGGGCGGCTCGATCGGCCCCTTCCGCTATGCCGTCGTCTACAATGACACCTCGGCGACGGACCTCCTGGTCTGCTGGTACGACTACGGCTCGAGCATCACCCTGGCCGACACCGAGCCATTCACGCTGGACTTTGACGCCTCGGCCGGCGTCTTCACCCTGGCCTAGGGCGCGCGATGAACACCACCCAGCTCCGGGCGCTGCAGGCGCTCATCCTGGCGACGCCGGCCTGCGCTCCGCACGTCCACACGAACGACATGCCAAAGATCAGCGGCCCCGAGGCATACGCCAAGGACAGCGCGGTCGCGGCCATCGTGAGCGCGGGGCGTGTTCGCCTCCAGACCCGCATGATCTCGGCGCGTGGGGTTCGCGAGTCCCTGACCATCGTCGACGGGGCCACCTTCCTCAAGGTGCTGCGCGAGCTGTCGGAGGAGGTGACAGTCCCAGCCTGGCTGTCCACCGTGCTGACGGCCCTGACCGTGCCTGTGGGTGCCCACTGGGCATACTTCGACACCCTGCAGTGTGCCTGGGGATGGCTGCAGGGCGACGGGCTCGACCTGGCAGCAACTAAGACCCGCTCCATGCTCGACCTGATCGTGGCAGGCCACCCCGAGCTTGTCAGTGCGTCGGTCACGCTCAAGGCCCTGGCCGAGGTTTCAGACCCGGTATCTGTCGCAGACGTGAGCCTTGCCATCCGTGGCCCCTGGGGAGATGAATAATGGCAAGCACGATCAACCAGACGCAGGTACTGTGGGGCGCAGCTGCAAGTAAGACCGTCAATGTCAGCACCCTGGTGTGGTCCGACGCGGTCACCCTGAACATCGAAGACTGGGATGGAAGCCTGCAGGTGAGCGCCGACAACGCGGGCACCCCGGCGAGTGGGGACACCTGTGCGATCTACGTGGCCTGGTCGAATGGTGACATCCTGGGTGACTCCAGCGATGACTTCGACACTGACGAGCACGCCGAGTTCGTGGCCCTGCTCGACACCTACCCGACCAACACGCCCGGCGAGGACCCTGTGCGCCGGACATTTCCCCTGGGAGTGAGCGGCAAGGTGTCCATGAAGGTCGGCGTGCAGTGCGCCCAGGCCGCGACGCGGAACATCGTCGTCCGCGCCCGGCTGGTCACGCACCGTCCGCAGTAGGCCACCGTGGCAGGCATTGTCCTCCAGCGCCGGTTCGCTCGACAGCCGCAGCAAGCCGTCAGGATAGACTGGTCTAACCCAATCACGCGGGGGCTGACCCTGGCGTGGTCGGCAGCGCACGGTGACGTGGACCTCGTTACAGGCATTCCCGGCACAGCCGCAGGAACACCTCTTGTCCGCAGCATTGGGAAAGATGGCAAGCGAGCCGCCGGAACCGCTTCGGATAACGAGATATCGTGGCCCGCTCGTGCCGACCTGAAGTTTGACACTGCACCCGGTCAGACCCTCTTCACTATCGTTACCTACGACCCAACAATTGTTGAAGGTAATTTGATGGGGCGGGTGCAGACCGACTACGACTACGAGATGCGCATCAGTGCAGCATCCCAACAATTCAACTTTGTCAGCGCCCACGGGGGCGTCACCGTGGCGGTACCGAACGGGTCCTTTGGTGGAGGTTTGAATCCTTGGGGCAATCGCCCAGTGGCAGCCGCTTGCACAAACGACCTGACTACTCTTCGTGCTTATCTTGACGGTATCGAGCAAAATTCAGCGTCCTCAGCAGGTCAGACCTTCAGTTCGGCTAACGATAGGTTTGCGATCTTCGCCCGAGGCGGTGGGGGTGGTGCTGGCAGCAGGTTTGGAACCGCCCAATCCCTTGTGCTGGTGTTCCGACGTGCCTTGTCAGCGGCTGAGATAAAGAGCCTGTCTGCAAACCCTTGGCAGGTGCTGAAGGCCCCGCCCCTCCGCCTGCGCATCCCCTCCGCAGGTGGCGGGTCCAGCTACACCATGCCCGCGGCAGCTGGCTCGTTCCTCCTGTCCGGCTCGCCGACAGGCCTGCAGGCCTCCAGGAAGCTCCCAGTCACCTCCGGGGCCTTCGCCCTAGTAGGTAACCCTGCTGCGCTGCGCCAGGGCCACGTGGCCCCCGCAGCAGCCGGCTCCTTCGCCCTGACCGGCAGCCCAGCTGTCCTCCGCTATGGCCGCACGCCGGTGGCATTACCCGGTGGAGCCTTCGCCCTGGCGGGCAATGCGGCCACCCTGCGCCAGGGCCACCGGGCTACGGCCGCGGCAGGCTCCTTCGTCCTATCTGGCTCGGCCACTCGCCTGGCGCAGGGCCACCTGCTGGGGGCTGCTCCCGGGGCATTCGCCCTGACTGGCTCGACCGTCGCCCTCCGGGCGTCACGCATCCTGGGGGCATCTGCTGGGGCCTTCAGCCTGACGGGCTACCCCATTGCGGGTGGCAACCTGCGCATCCTGTCAGTCTCCTCTGGCAGCTTCTCGCTGGCAGGGTCGGCCACTCGCCTGGCGAGAGGCACCATGTTGGGAGCTGCTCCGGGAGCCTTCACGCTGGCCGGCTCTGCTGCGGCCCTCAGGGCGTCGCGTCGCCTGGTGGCATTCCCGGGGGCCTTCAGCCTGGCGGCAGGCCCGGCCTTCCTGGTGGCCTCCAGGCGCCTGGCGGCCTCGCCTGGAGCCTTCCTCGTCGTAGGCCCACCGACGACCCTCCGGGCTGCCAGGAGAGCCCAGGTCACATCCGGGGGGTTCAGCCTTACCGGTTACGCGGTCGGCAACGGGATCCCGCCCACGAGCTTCCGGGCGACGGTCCTGGTGAACGGGGTCATGCGCCCTGCGACGCAGGCTGAGGTGGGGATAGGGAGGGCACCAGTCGTGCTGGTGTCAGGCAGGCTCCGCCAGAGGGTGGCGGGAGAGGGGACGCCGGTAGTCGCGGCGACCCTCGGCGGGTCGACGCGCTACCGGCTGCTGAGGGCCACGGAGGCCCTCGAGATCTAGATCAGGGCGCTGGGGAAGAGGTTCGACACGGCCCCCAGCTGCTCGCGCAGGTCGGTGAGCACCTGGCCGAGCCAGTTGGTCCCTCGCCACTTGTTACGGTCGAATGCGTCCGCGTCGTACTCGGCCAGCCCTATGCCCCAGATGCAGTCGGACGCGCTCGCCTCGACCAGGAGCTGCCCCCGTGTCGACATGAGCGCGCGGTAGAGCGCGGCCGAGGAGGTGAACTTGGCGAGGCTCGCGCGGGCCACGACGTCCCTGGAGACTGCGTCCCAGACGGCACGGTCGAACCCCACGACCTTCCGCCCCGTGGCCTTCTGCAGGCTCGGGTCGGTGGTGCGCATGATCTTCTCCAGGGCCTTGTTGTCCCCGAAGAGGGAGGCCTTCTGGGCCATCATGTACTGCTCCGCGCAGTTGTAGGCCACGTCGTCGATGACGAAGCGGCACGGCATCCACTGGCTGAACGGGCCCCCGTAGAACAGGTGGAGCCCCAGCTCCTTTCCAATCTCCTTCATCATGCTAATCTCCCTTCTTGGTTGCGGTGGTTGTGACGGTGATGCCCAGGAGGCGGTTGCCCCCGTCGAGTATGCCCCTGACCAGCTGGTCCCCCTTGGGGGTGAGGCCCCAGCCGCTCGGCCCACGGGGATCGGCAGTGATGAGTCCCATGCGCAGGAACCACATGACATCCGCGTCGTACGTGCCGACGGCGGCCAGAGCTATGGGCGAGCCACGGTAGAGGGCCAGCAGCAGCATGAGGCGGTTGCAGGTGAGGGTGGGGTTGTTGTAGTCTCTGCTCATGGGGCTATCCAATCCAGTAGATGGGTGCTTCGTTGCGGAGGATGTCCCCCTCCGTGCGGTCGTACGAGGAGACGCGGATGCGCGCCCCGCGCTTCTCCAGGCCGGGGCTGAGCATGGTGGAGACCAGCTTGAGGGCCTGCGCCTTCGAGAGCTCCACGGACCCGAAGGCCCCGTCGCGGAAGACCTTGTCGGGCTCACCGTCGATGGGCGTGTCGATGCGGACGCGGAGCATGAGGCGCGTGCCCCGCGTCCGCTCGGCCTGCTTCACCAGACGAACGGCCTGGGCCGTCGTCAGGAGCTGCTCGTTGGTGACGGAGCTCACGGCTTCGGCTCCGTCACGACGAGGCCGGGGATGGCCCGCAACGCTCCACAGGGATCCGCCAGCAGAGATGGCAGAGAGGACGCGCTTACCAGCGGGGGTGCGGACGATGATGATGCAGTCGCCGCGCTCGACGATGGCCTCGGGCGGGAAGGACTTGATGAGGCCCTCGACCTGCTTGGTGCTCAGGAGGTCGGGCAGGGATGCGAGCGTGGTCATGGCGGTTCTCCTTAGATGTCCAGCTGGTGGCTGAGGACGACGACGGCCTGGCCGTCGTCGTACGGGTGGGGCAGGATTGCGATCCGGGAGCAGAACTGCTGGCCCGGGCCGCGGTAGTACTTAAAGTCCTTAACGTCCTCCCGGAGGAGGTCCATGTCGAGGTCAACCCCGCCCTCGGCGGTGACGCGCTTGTACTCGAGCACGGTCCCGTCGCTGTCGGGCTCCAGGGTCGTACCGATGTCGGTGTAGGTGAAGTTCATGGTCGTGCTCCTCAGCGGGGCCCCGAAGGGCCCCTTGGTTTAGATGGTGTATTGGCGGATCAGGTAGGTCCGGCCCGTCTCCTCGTCGAAGAGCTCGTAGTACGGGACGGAGGGGTTGCCCTCGCCCGGCTCCGAGAGCCCCACGGTCCAGTCGCTAAACTGTGGAGGGAGCGTGGTGATCTCCATCTCCTCGTAGTCCTCGAGGAGCTCGGCGTAGGCAGCCTCCACGGCGAGGTCCAGGGAGAGGTAGGGGTAGCCCGACCAGAGGAGGTCCTCTTTGTTCTCCAGGGAGTTCTGTACGTGGAGGAGGTCCTCCATCGCAGCGGTGAGGATGAAGATGTTTGTCATGTCGTTTTGTCTCCAGTTGTTGAGTTGATGGATCCATTATGCAGGGAAATCCAGCGGCTGGGAGCCCCCTTACCTCTATTTTTCTTCTTTTTTCTTATTCTTTTTATTTATATAAACCAATATAAAGAAGAATATAAGGATATAAGTAGTATAAGTCCTTGATTCTAAAGACAATATAGGGTATCTAGGCCAGATAGGGCTACTTGTAGATATCCTGGTGCAGGGACACTGTTTCCTGGGCTTTCTCGAGGCACGTGGCCGTGCACGCCGTCCTGGGCGAACTCGGACTCCGAGGCCTGTACGGCCTCCGCGGAGAACCGAGGCATGCGTGCCTAGGCTTCAAGCGAACGGGCCTGGCTTTTGACGAGGTCCAGGCGCTCAGATGCCAGCGCTCATGGGGTTACGGCCGGGGTGGCCCGGGGTATACTTCGCTCCAAGAGCATGCGAGCCCGGGGAGAGCCCCGGGTCTGGCCCGGGTTCCGGGCGGCCGCCTGCTCAACTGGCTCCTTGCCTGGGCGTGACGTCCGGCCGGGTGCCGCGGTCGGGCGATCCGGCATCCAGAAGAACACCCCCCAAACCCACAAGGAGCACCACATGGCATCCGTAACCCTGGCAGAGAGCGCCAAGCTCTCCCTCGACGACCTGGTAGCAGGCGTCATCATGAACGTCATCACCGTCAACGAGCTGTTCGAGGCCCTGCCCTTCGACGGCATCGAGGGCAACTCCCTGGCGTACAACCGTGAGAACGTCCTCGGCGACGTGATGATGGCTGGCGTCGGCACCGCGATCACCGCGAAGAACGCGGCGACCTTCACCAAGATCAACTCGGGCCTGACGACCATCATCGGCGACGCTGAGGTCAACGGCCTGATCCAGGCGACCCGCTCTGGCGAGGGCAACGACCAGACGGCCGTCCAGGTCGCCTCGAAGGCGAAGAGCTGCGGGCGCAAGTTCCAGGACCAGATGATTAACGGCGACGGCACCGGCGACAACATGACCGGCATGCTGGCACTCGTGTCGGCCGGCCAGAAGGTCGCTGCGGGCAATGCTGCGGTAAACGGCGCCGTCCTGTCCTTCGCCGACCTGGACGCCCTGCTCGACCTCGTCACCGACAAGGACGGCCAGGTCGACTACATCATGATGAACAGCCGCACCCGCCGTGCCTACCTGGCCCTGCTGCGCTCGCTCGGTGGCACCAGCCCTGCTGACATCTACACGATGCCATCGGGCAAGACCCTGCCGGCCTACCGCGGCATCCCGATCTTCCGCAACGACTACATCCCGATCACCCAGACGGTCGGCACCTCGACCAACTGCACCACGATCTTCGCGGGCACCCTGGACGACGGCTCGCGTACCCACGGCATGGCCGGCCTGACCGCCTCGAAGGAAGCGGGCATGCAGATCAAGTACGTCGGCGAGAAGGAGACCGCGGATGAGAGCATCACCCGCATCACCTGGTACTGCGGCCTGGCGCTGTTCTCGGACAAGGGCCTGGCAGCCATCACGGGCGTGACCAACTAACCGCTGGCACCCCTCCTGGGCCCCACTCTCCGTGCAGCGGACGTGGGGCCTAGTCATATCTAAAGCTTCCCAACGTAGTTAATAACAGGAGAATCTAGCATGAGCACTTCCCAGCGCTTTGTACTCGTGGGGCCCCACAGGGGCAAGACCATGACCGTCAACGGGCACGAGTTCGTCGACGGGGTATTCACCTTCATCGGGGACCCGATCATCATCAGCACCCTCACCCGCGTCTTCTCGTACTACGGCGCCCTGCCCGAGGCCGAGGCAGAGCTCCAGGCCCTGCGTGCCCAGAAGGCCGACGCGGACGCCGCCCAGGCAAGCCTGGACCAGGCCCTGGGCGAGGACCCAGCAGCCAAGGCATCCGCCGACGCAGCCACCGCTGCGGCAGCCGATGCCCTGATGGCCGCCGAGCTGAAGGCCCTCGAGCAGCCGAAGCCTGACCTGAGGACCACGCCGGGCGACTCCCAGGACGGCCTCCCGTCCCTGGCCGAGGCAATCGGCGCCCTGGACCCGGAGAACGACGTCCACTGGACATCGAACAACCTGCCGTCGCTCGACCACCTGCTGGCACTGACCGGCAAGAAGCCGAGCCGCGCCGACGTCGACGCGATCGCTGAGGGCTACACCCGCAACAAGGCCCGCGCAGCCCGCGCAGCCTAAGCAATAGGAGACCAGGATGGCACTCACAGTCCAGAAGTACGACGGCACCGTGGACGGTGCGAACTCCTACGGGGATGTCTTGGGCATGCGCGCCCACTTCACCGACCGTGGGGTCACCCTGGCATCCTCGACGGACGACCAGCTGTCGGTGGGCCTCATCCTGGCCACCGAGTTCCTGGACGGCCGCTACGCATTCATCGGGGAGCAGCTCCGCGGCCTGCAGGGCACGGCCTGCCCCCGCTACCTTGAGGGGAGCGGGCGTGCCCACTCCATGCGCGACGTCAACCTCCTGGCCCCGGCCTACCTCCTCACCACGAGGCAGTGGCAGGTGCTCGTGGCCCAGTGCTACGAGCTCGCACGCCGGGCCCTGGCCGGCCCGCTGCTGCCCGACCCGACCCGCGATGCCTCCGGCCTGACGGTCGTCGAGAAGAAGACCGTCGCAGGGCCGATCGAGACCTCCAAGAAGTTCGGCGAGGCCGGGGGGAGGGGAGCCGAGGCAGTCGTCCCGCTGTACCCCTCCGTCGACCTGTCCCTCAAGAACGCGGGCCTCCTGGTGTCGCGCGCGTCCGGCCAGCTGGTGAGGGGCTGACATGGCGACCCTCTTCGAGGAGCTCGCAGGGGACGTCCACGAGCTGCTGGCCGAGCTCGGCGCGATGGCCCAGTACGTGCGGTACACCCAGGAGAATGACCTGGTAGAGGGCACGTCCGCCGTGGCGCCCCTGCTGCGCCAGGAGCTGCCCACGGCACGCGTGCCAGTCTCCATGCTGAAGAGCAGCGATGCCCCGATGGACGTGCGCCAGGCCAGCGGGACACATGCCACCAGCGAGATCACCCATGCCCTCTGCTCGACCGTGGGGGCCACCTTCCGTCCGGGGCCAGACGACCGGGTGTTCCTGGGCACAGTCGAGTGGAACATCCTGGACTGCACGCCCATCAACGTGGACGGGCAGACGGACGTCATCTACCTGCTGCGCCTGGTGCTGCCGTGACGGCGAGCTTCCAGGCGGCCGTGAAGGCCTGGGGAGCCAAGGCCCTGGTGCGCGTGGACGAGATCAGGCGGGCCTCCATCCTGGAGCTCTTCTCGCTGGTCATCGAGGGCACGCCGGTCGACACCGGCCTGCTGCGCGGTAACTGGCAGACCTCGCTCAACGCCCCGATCCTCACGAAGACGCAGAGGCTCGACAAGGCGGGCGCAGCGGCGAAGGCCGAGGCCCTGGCGAACCTGGGCGGGCTGGTGGACATCGTCTTCATGGTGAATAGCCTGCCCTACGCAGAGAAGATAGAATATGAGGGGTACTCGGCCCAGGCCCCCGTGGGCATGGTCCGGAAGAACAAGATCCGGTGGCCGGAGATCGTGGCCGCCAAGGCGAAAGGATACTGACATGGCAGCAAATACGGTGGACCTCGAGAAGGCCCTCCTCAGGGGCGTGGTGGACTGTGGGCTCGACATGCCCATCGCCCAGGAGAATGCGGTCTTCAGCAAGCCGAAGGACGGTAGCCCCTGGGCTGCGGCCTTCGTGATGTACAACCTGCCCCGGGTGGTCACCCTGGGCGAGGGCGGGGAGGACGAGCACGCCGGCCTCCTGCAGATCGACCTCAACTTCAAGCTCCTCACGGGCAGGGCCGAGACGAACGCGAAGGTGGCCCAGGTGCTCACCTTCTTCAGGGCCGGCAGGGCGCTGCCGTACGCGGACACCACGGCCTTCGTCCGGTCATCCGGCGGGCCACGCTCGGCCGACGTCGAGGGCTGGTACAGGACGTCCATCACGGTCGAGTGGTACGCGCGCATAGCCCGGTAGGCTGGTCCGCCCGGACCATCGTGTCGCGGGTTTACCCCGGGGCCGGGGCCGTTCATAATGAGGCAAAAGTTCACCCCAACAGCCCGACAGCCATGCCTGTTGGGTTCCAACTAGGAGCTCACCATGCCCATCGCAAATGGCCTCGAGAAGAAGGTACGCTACAAGCGCCAGGTCTCTTTCGGCGCACCCATCACCGGCGCCGTCGGCGGCCAGGCAGTACGCCGAGTCACCTCCACCGTCGACCTGAGCAAGGACACCTACCGCTCCAACGAGATTCGCGACGACAAGCAGCGGAACGACTTCCGCCACGGCTCCCGCACCATCGGCGGCTCCATCTCGGGTGAGCTCTCCGTCGGCACGTACGCCGACTTCCTCGAGACCTTCTGCCGCCAGGCCTACCAGGTGGGCGCTGCCACGGGCGCAGCGATCACGACCGTCGCGATCACCGTCGCGGGCAACGTGGCGACCTACACCCGCACGGGCGGCTCGTTCATCACCGACGGCTTCAAGCTGGGTGACGTCGGCCGCTGGACCGGCTGGGCCACCGTCGCAGCCCCCCAGAATGCCAACAACTTCATGGTCACGAGCCTGTCGGCCCTTGCCATGTCGGGCATCTTCCTGAACGGCACGGTCCCGGTCGCCAAGGCCGCCGGCGACCCGGTCCAGTTCACCCTGCAGGGCAAGAAGACCTGGGTCCCACTGACGGGCCACACCAACGACTGCTACACGATCGAGCACTGGTACAGTGACATCGGGCAGAGCGAGGTGTTCGACTCCTGCCGCCTCGGCACGATGAAGCTGAGCCTGCCACCAACGGGCATGGCCACTGCCGAGTTCGGCTTCGTCGGCCGGGACATGCTCCGCGGCGTCGCCAGCTACTTCACCGCCCCGGCCGCACCGACCACGGGCGGCGCGCTGGCCGCTGTCAACGGCATCCTCTTCGTCAAGGGCGTCCAGGTGGCGATCCTGACTGGCCTGTCGATCGACGGCAATGCGAATGCCTCGACCAGCCAGGTCGTCGGCTCCAACACCACGCCGGACGTCTTCATGGGCGCCGTCGACGTGTCGGGCCAGATCACGGCCCACTTCCAGGACGCCACCCTGCGCGACCTGTTCGTGGACGAGACCGAGGCCGACATCATGATGGCCTTCACCGCCGACAACACGGCCACTGCGGGCTTCATCGCCTTCGTCCTCCCGCGCATCAAGGCGGGCGGCGCGAGCAAGGACGACGGCGAGAAGGGCCTGACCCTGACCATGCCGTTCACGGCCCTCCTGGGCGCAGCCGTGGGCGGCACCAGCCTGGCGACGACCATCTCGGTCCAGGACTCGAGCAAGTAACCGCACCACCCCGACGCCCGCCTGGGGTAGCAGCTCCCGGCGGGCGTTTTTCCACCCACCAACCATAAGACTGGAGAAACAGTATGAAGACCAAGACCGCAGCAGCACCGGCCCCGTACAAGGCACCCGACCTGGCAAGCTTCGACTCCGTCGCGGCAGCCAACACTGGCAGCGCCGTCGACCTGTACAGCCCGAAGGACGGCGCTGACCTGAACATCCGCATCCACGTGCTCGGCCGCGACAGCGACGCCTTCAAGTCGAAGAATGCGGAGAACAACCGCAAGCGCATCCAGAAGCTCCAGAAGGGCGGCTTCCGCCCGGGCCACGCACCGGTCGACGACGGCGAGAAGGATGGCATCGCGCTGCTGGCCTCCTGCACCACGGGCTGGGAGACCATGACCGCGCAGGGCGCCGAGGGCGAGGACCCGACCTGGGAGCCGGCCATCTTCCTGGGCGGCCAGCGCCTGGAGTTCACCGAGGCCGAGGCGGTCAAGCTGTACGCCAAGTACCCGTGGATCAAGGAGCAGGTCGACGCGGTCATCAGTGACCGTGCCGTTTTTATGAAGGGCTGATCTGGGACCTCCTCGCGTTCGCCGCCGCCGAGTTCCACCTGGGCAAGGTCCAGGAGGGCGGTGGCACCCTCCGGCAGCACCTGGAGAGCCACGCGAGGCAGACGGGGAAGATCCCGAAGGGTCTCCAGGTGCCGGACTGCCCCCCGGAGCTTGAGTACATCTGGAACTGGTTCTGCCAGCTGAGCAGCGAGCGGGACCGGGGCGAGATGGTGGGAGGAGTATCCCCGCTGAAGAGTACTGCGATAGTAAACTGGGGCATGCTGGAGGGCGTCAGGCTGACGGCCTTCGAGCTCCGGGCGATAAGGGGGCTGGACCAGACGTACCTGTCCCCGCCACCACGAGCAGAAGAGGACGAAGACGATGGGGACTACTGACATTGCACACCTGGGGCTTGCGGTAGACTCGTCCGATGTGGGCCGGGCCCGGGACGAGCTGGGCCGGTTCACGTCCTCCGCGGGCAAGGCGGAGGAGGGCTCCAAGAAGCTCACCTCCGCCACGTCCATCCTGGCGACGGCAGCCAAGGCCGCAGCCGCGGCCTTCGCGGCCTGGAAGGTCTACGAGCACGTCAAGGAGATGGCGATGCTCGCCGCCCGCTACGAGACCCTCGGGGTCGTCATGCGCGTCGCGGGCAACAACGCGGGCTACACGAACGCCCAGATGCTCGAGTACCAGAAGACCCTGGAGAAGTCGGGCATCTCGATGACCCAGGCGCGCAATTCCCTCATCCAGATGTCGACAGCCTCCATCAACCTGGCGAACGCGTCCAAGCTGGCACGCGCGGCCCAGGACCTGGCCGTGGTCGGCAACATCAACTCCAGCGAGGCCCTCGGCCGCATGGTCGGCGCCATCCAGTCGGGGGAGATCGAGGTCCTGAAGACCATGGGCATGAATGTCCAGTGGGAGGCGGGCTACGTCAAGCTCGCCGTGCAGCTCCACAAGAACAAGGACCAGCTGACAGAGCAAGAGAAGACGATGGCACGGACCAACACAGTCCTGCAGGAGGCGATCAAGTTCCAGGGCATCTACGAGGAGGCGATGGGGACTGCGGGCAAGCAGATGACCTCGCTGACCCGCTACTGGGAAGACCTGAAGCTCAAAATGGGGGACGCCTTCTTGCCGGCCCTGACCCAGGCGGTGCACGACCTGACCGATGGCCTCAAGGCGTCCAATGTCGAGCTGGAGAAGGCCGGGCAGGCGGGCATCATCGACAGCATCGGCAAGGGCCTGGCCACGGCCTTCAAGACCGTGTACGAGGCCGTCGTGGTGCTCGCCGCCAATATTGGCTTCGTCTTCCAGCAGATCGGCACGGGCATCGGAGGCGCGGCGGCCCAGGCGCAGGCCTTCCTCTCCGGCGACTGGAAGCGCATCCCCCTCATCCGCGAGCAGATGGTCACCGACCTCAACGCCCAGCGCAGTGCGCTGGACGCCTTCGAGGCGAAGATCCTGCACACCGGGAAGGTGGCGGTCGTCAGCACCGAGGAGGAGGCCAAGGCCATCGCGGAGCGGAACATCAAGCTGGCCGAGGCCGAGCAGGTCCGCATCCGCGCGGGCGAGGCTGCCCGCGACAAGGCCGCCAAGGACGCCAAGGCCCTGAAGGACCAGGAGAAGGCCCTCGAGCTCCAGAAGAAGTACGACGAGCAGTACAAGGGCCTCATCAAGACCATCAGCGAGAAGACCGCTGAGTCCATGCTGGACATGGCCACGCAGGGCAAGCTCACCGACGGCCAGAAGTACGCCGTGAAGATCCTGGACGACCTGCGCACGGGCGAGCTCAAGCTGTCCGACGCCAAGAAGATCAAGCTGGCGCAGGGCCTCGAGGAGATGCTGCGGCAGGAGCGCCTCAGGATGGCCCAGGACGCCGACGCGAAGGCCACGCAGGACGAGCTGGACCGCTCCAACGCCGAGGTCACCGCGATCTTCGACAAGGTGCGCGCCCTTGACGAGGAGATCGACACCTACGGGATGTCGACCGCGGCCATCTCCCGTCGCACGGCCGCCAAGCTGCGCGAGCAGGCTGCCTCCTTCGAGATCAGCGCGTCCGAGCAGGCAGCCCTGGAGGCGAAGGCGAAGGCCATGGACATGCTCGCCGAGAGGCAGGGCCACCTGGGCACGATGAACGCCGCCAAGAAGGAGGCCGAGGAGGCCACGGTCGCCTGGAACAAGTTCTACAGCGACATGTCGACGGGCCTGACAGACGCCCTGATGCGCGGGTTCGAGAAGGGCAAGAGCTTCGCGGAGAACTTCCGGGACACGCTGGTCAACATGTTCCAGACCATGGTCCTGCGCCCGACGATCCAGGGCATCCTGTCGCCAGTCGCGAGCGGGGCCACGAGCATGTTCAGCGGGGTGGGCAGCGCGGCCTCCACGGCGAGCAGCGGGGCAGACCTCCTGTCCTCCCTCGGCAGCGCGGGCTCGATGTACAGCGCGTACTCGGCCAGCTCCCTGGGGCAGTTCATGAGTGGCTTCTCCGGCTCGGCCGGCGCTGCCTCCCAGATGCTCGGCGGCGCGCCCCTGACGAATGCTGCCAACTACGGGCAGATGGCATCCAATGGCCTCAGCGGCATCGGGGGCGCGGTCCCGTACCTGGGCATGGCGGGCGGCGGCTTCGCAGCCTACAACACGGCCGAGCACATCGGCGGCGTGCGGGGGGCTGTCGCGGGCGGTGCGATGGGCGCGGGCACGATCGCAGCCGGCGGCGCGCTCGCGGGCCTGGCGGGCGGTGGAACCGCGATGGCCGGCGCGACCGCAGCCCTGGCCGCTGTCCCCGTGTGGGGCTGGATCGCGATCGCGGCCCTGGCAATCCTGGGCGGCATGCAGGACGGCCCGGAGCAGGCGACCCGCCTCGCCTTCGGAAGCAACAACCAGGCCGGCGCGATCAGCATCAACGAGCGCGGCAACGAGGGCAAGTCGAATGAGTACGTCGCAGACGTCGGTAGCAAGGGTGCCTTCGGCACCTTCGGCGTGGTCTCCACCTTCTGGATGGAGGCCGCACAGCCGGCCGTCCAGTCCTTCGTGAAGACCGTGACCGACACGGATGACGCCCTGGCGAAGTTCATGTCTGCCGCCGAGAAGAACACGGTGACGAACACCCTGACGGGCCACGTCATGACCTCCAACTCCGGTGCGGAGGGCAGTGACCCCAACGGCCTGGGCGGGCTCGACGCGGTCTTCCGCGACCGGATCAAGACCATCTTCGACGTGATTGACCCGCAGCTCAACGGGCTGCTCGACAGCTTCAAGGGCAATGCACAGGAGCTGGGGGCCGAGGCCGCCGCGCTCCTGGGCTTCCGCTCGGCCCTGCGGGACACGGGCGAGGCGGTCTTCGGGGCGAAGGTGACCCTGATGGAGCTGGCGGAGCTGCGCCTGCCGACCGAGGCGGTCTCCTCGGCCCTGGCCCGCGTCACGGCCGAGTTCTCGATTACCAATGCGGTCGCGCTGTCCCTGGGCAAGACGACCGAGCAGGCCTTCGGGGCCGTCGGCCTCGCCTCGCTCAAGGCGCGCGAGACCCTCATCACCGCCGCGGGCGGCATCGACGCCCTGGCAGAGAAGGCCGGCACCTTCGCACAGAACTTCCTGACGGAGGCGGAGCGCAACGCCCCGGTGCTGGAATCGGTGAACAAGACCCTGGCGGCCATGGGGTACACCTGCATCGACACCCGCGACGAGTTCAAGGCCCTGGTGCTGGGCCTCAACCTGACGACGGCCGAGGGCGCGACGACCTACAGCAAGCTGATGGACATCGCCGCCGCCTTCGCCCAGGTGCACCCGGCCGTGGAGGCCGCCACGCAGTCGGTCAAGACCCTGGCCGATGCCCGCAAGGACCTGACGGATGCCTACGAGCGCGAGTCGTCGGTCCTGCAGGACACGGTCGACCGCATGGAGAACTTCGCCAAGGCGATCCAGTCCTTCAAGTCGTCCCTGTTGCTGGGCTCCAGCTCCACGCTGTCCCCCGAGCAGAAGTACGCCGAGGCGCAGAAGCAGCTGGCGAACGCCACGCCGGAGGAGTTCCAGAGCGCGGCCACGGCCTTCCTGGCAGCCTCCAGGGACTACAACGGGAGCACCGAGGCGTACGCCCGGGACTTCGCCCTCGTGCAGAAGATGGCCTCCGAGCAGATCAAGGTCGCCAGCTCCCAGGCGGACGTGGCCCGGGGGCAGCTCTCCGTGCTGCAGGAGTCCGTGCGTGGCCTCATCGACATCAACAAGTCGGTGCTGTCGGTGCGGGATGCGATCCTCGCCGTCTACGCCGCGCAGGGCGCGAAGCCCCAGTCGGTGGCTGACCTGCAGCAGCAGCTCGCCGACACTGCGGCGGGTAAGATCTGGAGCGAGAAGGACCAGGGCAAGAACTACATGGCCCACCACCCGGCATCTAACAACTTCGAGTACCAGTCGCAGGCAGTCGCAGACCCGCTCGCGGCCGTGCTCCTCGCGAAGATCGACGAGCGCCTGGCCGACGTCAACACGACCCTCCAGGAGGCTAACATCCAGCGGGGTGAGGCAGCACTGGAGCAGAACGCCCGCATCGACGACCTCAGCGACCAGGTGACCGGCCTGAAGCGCGAGCTGGCACGGGGATAAGGAAACCGCATGATACTGATCGAACTCACCGCGGCGGTCAATGCCGCGGGGGCCCTCAAGACCTTCTACCTCTCGACGGGCTCCTTCCAGACGTCGCCCATCGACACGCCCGCCAATACGGCGTTCGTGAGCAGGGCCGTCGACCCGGGCTCGCTCGGCCTCCACGCCTTCTCGGACGGGAGGACGAGCGGGGGCAGCAGCCTGGAGACGGGCGAGATCGTCATCAGCAACCTCGACGGGCGCTTCGACGCGTGGGTCAACTATTCGTTCGACGGACAGCCGGTCGTGATCCGGAGCGGCGAGGCCGGGGCATACCCCAGTGCCTTTCCGGTGGTCCACACGGCCACGGTGGAGAGCCTGGAGGCTACCTGGAGCCAGATCGTCGTGCGGCTCAAGGACAAGCAGCTGGTCCTCCAGCAGCCGCTGCTGACGGCACTGTACGGCGGGACGAACGTCCTGCCCGCTGGCGTCGACGGCCTGCCGGGGGACCTGAAGGGCCACGCGCGCCCCCTGGGCTTCGGCAAGGTCCTCCAGGTCTTGCCGCCCCAGGTGAACACCTCCAAGCTCATCTACGAGACGGGCGTCTGCAGCACCGTCGATGCGGTCTACGACGGCGGGCTGCCCCTGACGGCCGGTGCGGCCTACGCGTCCCAGGCAGACATGGAGGCGAACGCCCCGTCCGCGGGGCAGTACCGTGCCTGGACGGCCGGCGGCTACATCCGCCTCGGCTCGTCGGTAGCGGGGGCCCTCACGGTCGACTTCTCGACGGGGGCCAACGCCGCGGCGCGCACGGCGGGCCAGGTACTCAGGGCCATCGCCCTGGCCGCTGGCCTCACGGCCGGCGAGGTGTCTGCCGCCGACGTGGCCGCCCTGGACGCCCTCAACAGTGCGGTCGTGGGGACCTGGGTCGCGGGCGACGGGGACACGGCCCAGGCGGCCATGGACGAGGTGGCTGCGAGCGTGGGCGCCTGGTACGGCTTCGACTCCGTTGGCGTGCTCCGCATGGGCCGCCTCGACGCCCCGTCGGGCGTTCCGGCCCTCGAGATCGGCGAGAGCCGGGCCCAGAAGGGCCTCGAGCGCCGCCCGCCACGGGACAACGGCCGGCCGGTGTGGAGCGTCACCGTCAACCACACCAAGATCTGGACCGTGCAGGAGTCAGGGCTCCTGGGCGCCGCCACCGCAGCCATGCGCGGGTACCTGGCCCGGGAGAGGCGTGCGTCGAACAGCAAAGACGCTACTATAAAGACGCAGTGGAAGCTGGCGGAGTCCCTCCAAGTAGACGGGCTGCTCACGCAGAGCGCCGACGCGGACGCCGAGGCTGCCCGCCTGCTGGCCATCTACCGGGTGCGCCGGGACATCTACGACGTGCCCGTCAGCGCCACGGTGTTCATCAATGCTGGCCTCCGGCTCATGAGCGTGGTGTCCCTGAGGCTGCCCCGCTTTGACCTGACCTCGGGCAAGCTGATGCGGGTCGTGGGCTACCGGCTGGAGCTGGCCTCGAACCGCGTAATTCTAACACTTTGGGGGTAACACTAGATGGCTTCAACGGCATGCATGCTGGGCTTTCCAAACAGGATTGACGAGAGCACGCTGTCCGGCGGGAGCTGGGCGGCGGGTCTGCCCCTCGTCAACCTGCGCGACAGGGACCTGGATGCCGTGGCGCGCAGCGCCAGCCTGGCTCTCGCCAGCACCCAGTTCCAGATCGACCTGGGCACGGAGCGCAAGGTCCAGGCGATCGCCCTGCGCAAGCACAGCATCTCCCTCTCGGGCAAGTACCGCATCCGGGCCGGCACGACCGCGTCGGTGGCCGCATCGACCGTCTACGACTCCGGCTGGACTGACGCCTGGCCGGCCGTGTACCCCTTCGGGGCGCCCGAGTGGGAGGACGACACCTTCTGGACGGGCAAGTACTCCTCGGAGGAGATCCAGGGGTACACGTCCGAGCTGGACCACCTCCTCGCGGCGGCCTGCCTGGCGCGGTACTGGCTTGTCGAGATCGACGACGCGGCCAACGCCCTGGGGTACGTGGACATCGGCCGGGTCTTCATCGGCCCGGTCTGGCAGCCCACCGTGAACATGAGCGCCGGGGCGACCCTGGGCTGGGAGTCACGCACGGAGGTGCAGGAGGCCCTCAGCGGGGCGGAGACCTTCCAGGAGCGTGTCCCCTTCCGCTCTGCCCGGTTCAGCATCAGCATGCTCGGCCAGGACGAGGCCTTCTCCCGGGCCTTCGAGCTCCAGCGGCGGGCGGGCATCAGCCGGGAGGTCCTGTTCATCCACAGCCCTAACGACACGACCCACGCGCTGCGTCGCCGGTTCATCGGCCGCCTGAGGACCCTGAGCGCCCTAGAATACCCCTCAGTCGACCGCAACTCGGTCGGCTTCGAAATCAAGGAGACCCTGTAATGACCCAAGTAACAGTCAACGGCCACGTCTACTCGGACGACGGCACCGCAGCGCGGGACCTGTCGAACGGGGGCCACCGGACCTGGTTCTTCGCCCTGCTCCAGGACCTCATGGTGGGCATCGCCTCGGCCGCCCAGGCGGTCGTCGACGCGGCCGCCTCGGCGTCCTCGGCCCTCAATGCCCCGGGCACGAGCGCCACCTCCACCACCAGCCTGACCATCAACACGGGGGCCCAGTCGCTCACGATACAGACGGGCAAGGCCTTCTCCCTGGGGCAGACGCTGCTGCTCGCCTCCACGGCGTCGCCCACCAACTGGATGGCCGGCCAGATCACGGCCTTCAACTCGGGTGCGGGCACGGTGACCATCAATGCCACGACGAAGGGTGGGTCTGGCACCATCGCAGCCTGGACGGTCTCCCTCACGGGCCCCGCGGGGGCTGCGGGGGCCAACGGCAGCCTGGTGCGCCGCTTCACATCGACCGCCTCGAGCGCGACCCCGACGCCCGTGTGTGACACCACGGACATCTACATCCTCACAGCCCTGGCCGCTGCCCCCACCTTCCAGACCCCGACGTTCACCGTGGCACCGACGGAGGGGCAGGGCCTGCAGCTCCGCATCAAGGACAACGGCACGGCCCGCCTGCTCGCCTTCACCTCGGCCTACCGCTTCTCCCCGAACCTGCCCCAGCCGACGACGACCCTCGCCGGCAAGACGATGTACCTGGGCTTCGAGTACAACGCGGCCGACGCCAAGTGGGACTGCGTCGCCCAGCTGGACAACTTCACCTAAGGCAAGACGATGGCAAACTTCTACGCCCTCCCGGGGCTGACCAGCTGGATCCAGATGGATGGCTGGTCATCGACGTCCGGCGGTGCCAGCAACGGCATCTCCGAGCCGACCCAGAATGATAACGTCATCTTCGATGCCAACTCTGGGTCCGCGCGCGGCGTCGCCCTCCCGTCTGCCACCGCCCCGCAGTGCTCGAACTTCAACTCGGCGGGATCCGCAGCCATTACCTTCACGGGCACATCCCAGCTCATGGTGTGGAACGGCGGCAACTTCTCCGGGGTCGTGTCGATGCCGGGCCTCCGGCTCGGGTACGGGACGTTCACCTTCGGGAACTGCCTGACTGGGTACACAACCGTGGGCGACGGGGTGTACCCAACCATTGCCAGCGACATGAACACAGGCGGGCAGCCCTTCCAATTCCTCGGTGGCATTGCATCCACCACGACGATCAACGCAGGAGTCACCATCTCCTTTGGCAACTTCAGCGGGAACACTACCAACAGCATAGTGCTGGGCGCGGGGGTGACGTTCGTCTGCTCCGGGAACAGCATGTACTGTGGCGACACCAGCCTGTGGTCCGGCGCGATGTCGAGTGCCACCCTCAAGTTTACGAACGGCTCCGGCCTGAATGTGTCCCTCCTCTCATTCTCGCTGGCTGCCTTCGGGACTGTCTGGAATGCGCTGACCGGGGGCAGCGTCCTCCAGGTGAACAACACCAGCTTCTACAACTCCGCGGTCAACTACAAGGCAGGCCCCGGGTCGATCACGTCGATCACGAGCGGCAGTGGCCTGATCGCGACGGGCATCGACGTGGACGGCCTGGGGGGCCCGGTCGCAGTCATCCGGTCCTCCAGCGCGGGCTCGCAGGCCACCATCACGAAGGTTGGTGGAGGAGCCCTCACGCTGAACTACTGCAGCCTCAAGGACATCAGCGGGAACACGGCGGCATATGGCGGGACCTACGCCGCCCGCAACTCCGTGGACCTCGGCAACAACACGAACATCACCTTCGCCAAGCAGCCATCCGGCTTCATGGCCTTCTTCTAAGAGGAACTCGACATGTACATCTCCCCGGACGGCCAGGCCGTCGACCCCAACCTCGCCGCCACGCTCGGCGGCGTGCAGTACCCGCCGGGCTGGTTCCTCGACCTGGCACAGGTCGCAGCCCACGGCCTCGAGCCGCTGTACGAGACGGCGCCCCCGACCATCGCGCCAGCCACCCAGAAGCGGACGCTGACGGGCTACGCACGCGACGGTCAGAATCGCTGGGTCACCGTGTGGCTCGTCGAGGCCCTGACCGTGACGGAGGCCTCCATCCTTGCCGCCGAGCTGGCCAGCCTCAAGAAGGGCCTGATGTCGTCGATCGACGACACCGTGGCCGCACGCATCGCAGGGTCGACCCGCTTCGCCCTGGGCTACGAGGAGCGGGAGGCCGCGGCGACGGCCTTCAAGTCCCTGGGCTACCCGGCCGGCGAGGCCTCGACCTGGATCACCCGCTTCGCCCGCAACACGGGCATGACCGACGCCCAGGCGACGGACCTCATCCTGGCACAGGCGGCGGGCCTCCGCGCGGCCCTGAAGGACCTGGAGGACCTGCGCATGGACAAGTACCTCGTCCAGGCCGCGGGCTCGGCAGACGCCGCCAGGGCGGTCTACGACAGCATCCGCACCCAGGTGGCAGCAGTCATCATCCCATAAACCCGGAGCAGCAGCGACCCTACACCCGAGAGGAGTAGCCATGCAGCAGACCATCCGTGCGGCCTTCACGACCCGCCCGCTCAACCCCGTGTCCCTCGCCATCCGGTGCGCCAACCCGGTCAACCTGGTGACGATCGCCCCCGCCTCGCACGTCATCGTCCTGGACGGGGCCAGGGGGCACGCCCTGGAGGCGAGCATGCTCCACGGGGTGCGGTCAATCCCGGTCGAGGAGGCCTTGAGCGGGTGCAAGATCATGGAGTGGCGTGACTACCGGGTGCCCGACGCGGAGGCGGGCCTGGCCTGGATGCGCGATGCCGCGGCCCGGAAGGTCCCGTATGACTGGGGTGGTGCCCTGGGTCTTGGCCTGGCACCTGGCGAGAGCTGGCAGGACGAGGACAAGCTGTTCTGCTTCGAGTTCCTGGCCCTGGGCCTTGAGAAGGCGGGCAGGCCCATCTTCCGCGACGACGCCCGGGTGACTGCCCACATGCTGCTGTCCATCATTCCATAGGAGAACCATGACTACCATGCACCCCAACCTGAGGGCCTTCCTCGCCATGCTGACGGTCAGCGAGCTCGGCCCCGAGCTCGTGGCCGCATCCGACCGTGGCTACAATGTAATCGTGGGCAGCACTGCCGCCCACCCGATCCTCTTCCCGGCGGGCTACGCCGACCACCCGCGCCGCATCGTCGAGTTCCGCGACAAGAAGGACCGGGTCCTGAAGTCTACTGCCGCAGGGGCTTACCAGATCCTCGCCCGCTACTTCGACGCCTACAAGAAGGAGCTGGGCTTGAAGGACTTCTCCCCATTCTCCCAGGACCTAATCGCTATCAAGATGATCCGCGAGCAGCACGCCTACGACGACGTCCTGGCGGGGCGCTTCGCCTCGGCGGTCGACAAGTGCCGGAACATCTGGGCCTCGCTGCCTGGGGCCGGGTACAGCCAGAACGAGCACACCCTGGCGTACCTCCAGGGCGCATTCGCCAAGGCGGGCGGGGTGCTGGCATGAGCGGGATCCTCAAGCAGATGATGACCGGCATCGACGGCGAGACCCACGACATCGCCCGCTGGCTCGGGGCCCTCTCGGTCCTGGTGTTCCTGGGCCTCACGGTCTACGAGGTGGTGGTCCAGCACCACGAGTGGAAGATGGCGGACTTCGGCCTGGGCCTGGGGGCGGTGTTCACGGCCACTGGCGCCTTCATCCGCCTCAAGGAGACGTCGGAGCCGGGGGTGCCCAAGTGACGCCCCAGGCGCTGCTCACCAGAATCGCCCTAGCCATTGCACTGGGGGTTTGCGTGGCGACAGCCGGCGCTGTACTATGGCATCACTATTCGGACCTGGTGGACACCAAGGCCGCCCTGACTGGGCAGGTCTCTGGCCTCCAGGCCGACGTCGCACGGGAGTCCGCCCGGGGCAACGCACTGGAGACCACGGTGGGCAAGTGGGCGAAGGCGGCGGAGGCTCAGGCCGCGGCTCTCGACCAACTGACCCAGGCCCAGCGTGAATCGGGGGCATACCAGCGGGAGCTGAAGGATGTCCTCTCCAAGCATGATCTCGCGGAGCTCGCCAGGTGGAAGCCTGAGATGGTCGAGCGTCGTATCAACGCTGGCACTCGCGCTGCTCTGCGCATGCTCGAGCAATCCACCGGCAAAGCCCCAGCCGCCGACCCAGGCGCCGCTGCCGCCAGCCCCGGTCCTGCCTCGTCCCCAGCCGATCAGCCTTGAGGACGTGGCCTGGAGGGTCGCCCCGCAGGGCACCTTCTCCCTAGACGCGCGCGGCTACGAGGCGCTCTCCAGGAACCTGGCGGAGATCACCCGCTGGGCCCAGGAGGCGTCCTGGCAGCTCGACTTCTACCGCCGCACCCGCGTGGCTCCACCAGAGGGGGGCACGAAATGACAGGAGCCAAAGTGGTTGATGGCATGAGCCGGGACGAGCTGAGGGGCCTCATCCGGGAGGTCGTGCAGGACGAGCTACGGGGCGTCATCCGCGACGCCATGCAGGAGACCGTCAAGACGGCCCTGGACGAGACCTTCATCCGCCTGGGCCTTGCCGCCAGCGACCCGATTGAGGCCCAGCGGGACTTCCAGCACCTCCGCTCCTGGCGGAAGGGGACCGAGAGCCTGGGGATGAAGGTCCTGGTGACGGCCCTGGGCCTGGCCGTGTCCGGCGGCCTGGCTGCGCTGTGGCTGGGCATAAAGGCGACCATCCTCCCGGGTGGCTCCAGCTAGTTTTCTCCTCCCGGGCGTCCGCTGCCGACGTACAGGTCGCCCGGGACCTTCGGCTCCCGCTAATCACGGGGGCCTCTTTTTGGACTCCAGGCAAGCTTCCGGCCTCGAGCATATATCTGCAGCTGTCTTCTAGCCTCCGGACGTCCTGGTGGCCTCCAGGATCGACCGGAGGCATGCCCGGAATGGAAAAGGGAGGCCGAAGCCTCCCCCTGTCTGTCCGGCGCCCTCTTCCCTAGCGTTTTCCCCTGACCCAGACCACCTCGTGGTGGCCGGGCAGCCTGTCGCAGCCGTACCCCGGGGCGTCCTCGACCTGGAGGCACTCGCCCGTCCGGCCGTCCCGCAGGACCAGGGGCATCGGCCGCAGGGCAAGGGCCACCAGCAGCAGGCAGGCGACCACGACCATGAGGCTCACCGTGAGGGCCTGGAGCTTGCTGGGCGGTTTCTCGTAGCACATGGCGGGGCTCCTCACTGGAGGGTCATGGTGGATGCGTGGGTGGCCGCAGGCAGGGCCCGCGACGCCGGCATGTTGTTCACGCAGATGGTCGCCCCGCCGTCCTCGTCCAGGTGCATGCGGGCCTGGAGGCCCTCCGTCGCCTGGAGCTGCTTCGGGGTCAGGTCGATCCGCCCGCCGTTCTGTGCGGCCAGGGTGACGAGGATCGCCCACATGTTCTGGGAGATCTCCTCGTGGTCCCGCCCGTCCTCCTCCTCCGCCTCGAAGCGGAACGGCTGCTCCTGGGCGCTAGACATTGGGAGCCTCCCCCGAGTCCCAGCAGACCGTGATCTCGCTGCTCGCCGTGACGCGGGTCAGGGTCGCCACGGCCGTCTTGCCGGAGTCCATCACGGCTGCAACCATCGGGGAGTCGACGGCAGGCACGTAGCCGAGCTTCTGGAGCCCGTGGTACACCTCGACGGCCCGCTTGTCGTAAGCATTGTGAGGCTCGCGCCGGAGCTCCAGGGGCTGTCCCTTGGGCAGGTGCGAGGCGTACATCTTCGCGCCGGGCACGTGCTGCATGCCGGCTAGGTAGGTGACCATCTTAGCCATTTACTGCCTCCTCTTGGGGTGCTTCAACCTTCTTGGGGACGGCGCGCGGACGGTTCGGGGGCATCACGTCCGCCTCGCGCATGTGGACAGCGTACCAGCGGAGGCACGCCACCGTGGTCTTCGCATTGGGGTGGGCCTGCTTGATGGTCGTGATGATGTCCTCGTACGGGATGCCGACCTTCCGCTTGTCCTCGTCGATGCGGACGACCTCGAGGAGGAGCTTCTCCGCCAGGGAGCGGATCGACGGGGCCTTCGGGGCCTTCTCGTCGGCCTTCTTCTTGGCAGGCTTGGCCTCGACCGTGGCCGTCACCGTCGTTGCCTTCGGCGGGGGCTTGATGCTCCCGTCCTCGTCGAAGTGGTCGGAGACCGTGATACCCTTGCCGGCGGCTAGTGCCATGATGCGCTCAACCGCCTTGCTCCGCTGGGAGAAGGTCTTCATCGACGCGGGCTTGTCGCTCAGGTGGTTGTGCATGGTCACGAGGGTACTCATCGGCTTGGTCATCAGGTCCATCATTTGTATTGCTCCTTGGCAGGTCATTGTTGTTTGTGGGCACAGGTTGTGCTGTGAGGTAATTATACGCAGTTCGCGGGGTATGTGAACCCCCCGATGCCATTATTTCTTAGGCAATGGCACGGGATGCGGGGCGCGGGTAAAAGAAAAGGGCCCCGAAGGGCCCTTGCTGGGGTTAGAAGCTCTGCCCCTTTCGCAGGGCGTTGACGCCCTCCTCCTCGCTGAGCTCGTTGAGGATGATGACGCCGGGCTCGTTCTTCGCCTTGAACTTGGCGATGGCCTCGGGCGTTGGGGCCAGCGAGTAGGTGTAGAGCTTGCCGTCGAGGGCGATGAAGGCGATGCGCTTGCTGGTGAGCCGACGGAATTGCTTGGCGAGCTCGACGTCGTTCACGAGGTCGCTGATGTAGGAGTCGGCGTCGACGTAGTGGGGAGTCTGCGTCTCGTCCCACGGGTTCACCTCCTTCGGGAGGGCACGGACGAAGTCCATGAAGCGCTTCTGCTCGGGGGAGACCATCCACGTGCCCGTCACCTCCTCCTCGTCCTTGTAGTTGTTGTACTGCTTGGCCTCGACCTTCGGCAGGTTGTAGTCCAACCAATCGAAGTGGACCCTCCCGCCGTCCCCGTAGTCGGCCACCTCGGCGACCTTGACGCCATCGCGGTAGAGGGACGTGATGAAGCCATGCCCCTCCATGCCCGTGGTCTTCTTGATGCCCTTGACGCAGTACGGGCGGGCATTCTTGAGGGCCTCGGCGACCGGCACTTCCGTGAGGGTGTGCTTCTTTGTTGGGGCCTTTTGGGCGGGGGCCTTCTTGGCGGGCTCGTCCTTCTTGGCGTCCTTGCGCATCTTCGATCGGTACCAGGCGATGCTCGCAGGTGTCGTCTGAGCGTCCGGGTGGGCCTTCTTGACGGCCTCGAGGATGGTCTTGGTGTCGTCGCCCTTCACGAGGGCGGCCTTGATGATGTCTCCGATTTTCATTTGATTCTCCTTGTGGTGGTGAGTTGATGGGATGATTATATGGGGGAATGCTGGGATCCGCCACCCCCTGGGGAGAATTAAATTGTAACGGAAATGGAAAAGGGCCTCCGAAGAGGCCCCCTGGGGACGTAAGCCCTTGATTAGGTTATACTTTTCGTCCGTTACCAGCCTTAGCCTTGGGTTTGGCCTTGGCGGCGGTCTTCTTGGCCGCGGGGGTGTGGTGGGGGGTACCGTCTGCAGCCGTCACGTGTACCTCCTCGCCTGCTGCACGGAGGCGGGAGGCATACCACTGCACCGTCTTGACCGAGGTGCTCGTCCCAGGGTGCTTCGCCTGGATCTTCTGCACGATGGCCTCGTAGGTGAGGGGCTTCTTGGCGTGCGTCTGGAGCAGGGCGATCGTGTCTTCCTTGATGGTGTGCTGTTTTGCAGTTGGCATGACGTTCTCCTTAGTTGCGCTCCCAGTATTGAGGGCGTATAGATAATGTACGCCTTTCCCCATCACTTGTACACGGTTATTTTCAGGGTGTCTGCTGGGAGACACAGGCTAAAAACTCCTGTGCCGTGTGCTCCGCAGGGAGTACTGCAATTGCTGCCAGCATGTGCTCCGTCACCCCATCATACAGGAAGGGAGCATTGGCCCCGTGCACCAGGTAGCGCCGGACGTCTCGCCCCTGGCCGACCCTGACATAGATCCAGGTGTTGCCGCCGGCCCGGAGGCGCCTCCTGTGGTAGGCGACCTGGGAGGGCCGCACCTCGAAGTCCAGGCATCCCCCGCGCACCGGCCGGTTGCAGCCCTTCAGCTCGACCTCGAAGTAGCGGCCCAGGTAGCAGCCGTCGACGTCTGGGTCGCCGGTGCTCACCAGGTTCTCCACCCGGCGCAGGTGGAGCCCCCTGGTTCCCTTCAGGCCGTCGCGGATCCATTCCCACAGGCGGTTCTCACGCGCCATCGCCAGGCCTCTGGTTGAGGTGGAGGTAGGCAGTGAGGTGGACGCCCTTCAGATGCTGGTGGTCCCCACGGAGGGCGATCTTCTCCTCGGGCAGGTGGGCCTGGATGTCCCTGAAAGAGATGCCGGCTCCCAGGGAGACAGGCACCCTCGAGATGTACGCCCGCTCCACCAGGCCCAGTGACAGGGCCTCCAGCGCGATTGTCGGGCCGCCGATGAGCCAGGCCTCCCCGTAGAAGTGAGCAGCCTGGCGCAGGGTCAGACCGCACGGCTTGCGGGTGAGGCGCACGAGCTTGCGGTGGGGCAGCGGGGGCATCTGGTCGTAGGTCGTGCTGCCCGCCAGGAGGACCTGGTCGCTCGCTGTGGTCAGCAGCTTGAACAGGAACTTGTCGGCGGGGCCTGTCCAGCGCATGTCGTCGTTCTCACCGCGGGCGACGAACCCGTCCGCAGATACTGCCATCAAAAGCTTGAGCTTACTCATCTGAAACCTCCTTGTGGGATACAGAAACGAACGTGTTCGGGGTGACGTAGACCATCTTGATGCGGTAGCGGGCGAGGAGGTTGGTGGCCTCCCGCCAGCTCACGCCCCACCGGGGGTGGGACAGGTCGGGGATGGGCGCCACCACCTCGGCGACGCCCGCGTCGGCAATCTTCTGGGCGCACTTCTGGCAGGGGAACCGCGTCAGGTACAGGGAGCAGCCAACCGTCGAGAAGGGCGCCTGGCCGATGCAGTTGTCCTCGGCATGCACGGTGTGGGCCAGCTTGAACTGCCTGTCCTCGAGGTGGGCCGGCGTGTCGGGGATGCCCGCAGGCAGGCCGTTGTACCCGAAGGACAGCTGCCGCCGGTCCTGGGTGACCAGGACCGCCCCCACCTTCCGGCGCGGGTCCTTGGACAGCAGGGCGACCCGCTCGGCCAGGTCCATGAAGAAAGCCCTCCACTCCGCGGGAGGCCGCTTGAAGAGGGCGTACATCAGGCCACCACTTCGGGGCGAGGGTTGTACTCGGGCCATACCTCCAGCGTTGCCCGCCGCGCCAGGTCCAGGACATAGGAGTCCGGTTCCCGGCGGATCTCGGCAATGGTACTGGCGGGAAGCCACAGGGTTGGCACCACGGGCTCCTGCTTCAGGCACTCGCGGGCCAGGTCATAGTGGACGTCATACAGGTGGGCATGCGCCAGGTTCACCTGCATGACCCCAAGACGGACATTGAGGGAGCGGGCTGCGGCGGCCATCAGGAGCGCATGGCCCATGACGTCGTACGGCAGCCCCACGAACACGTCCGACGAGCGGAGGGTGATCGTCGAGTGGAGCTCCCCATCCAGGATGCTCAGTGTGAAGCCCAGTGGGCAGGGCACGTTCTTCTGCCCCCTGGCGCCCAGGCCGTCCAGCCGTGGGTCCCAGGCAGACACGTAGCAGCGGCGGTCGCTCGGATCATGGTCTAGGGCGTCCAGCGCGAGAGACAGCTGGTTGCGACCGAAGTGGGCCTGCCAACGGTAGCCGTAGGCCGCGGCGATCGTAAGCCCATCGTCCTCGACGAATTTGTCCCACAGGGGGGCGTACTTCCGGATGAAGGACACGTCCCGCTCCCCCCGGACGTACCAGGCATTCTCCGCTGCGGCTGACTTGGGGAAGGTCTTGCGCAGGCCGACTGTCGGGAGGAGCCCGTCTGACAGGTCGAGGCGGAAGGACGTGCCCCCGCGCCCAACCCGCACCTTGCGGCCCGTGCGCTCGTTCACCTGCTCTGGGCTGTTGAGCAGCCAGGTCAGCAGGTGGAAGTAGATGTCGGGAAGCCCGAGGGAGGTGCTCATGCCGCCACCCGCGAGCCCGTGGCCGTGATCCGGTCATCTGCCATAGCCTCGGCGTAGTATGTAGCGTAGTTGATGAGATCCACCACGCTGTCCTCGAGGCCCTCGAAGTTCGGGGCCTTGCCCGCCAGCATGGAGGCCACCAGCGACTGGACCCGCAGGCCCTTGGTATTGAGCATGTGAGCATAGCTCATGTGCCCGAAGGGGAAGTACGCGTCCCGCCCACCCGGGACGTTGTTGTAGTCGGCGCCCTTCCTGGCACGCAGCTCCGTAAGCCGCTTGAACACGGGGCTCATCTCGTCGTAGGCGCGGGCCTTGGCGACGTCGGCCAGGGAGAAGTCCAGGAGCCAGGAGTGGTCCGGCGGGGTCCAGCCCTCGGGCGGCTTCACCGCGTCGGCGCCCGTCCAGGTGGGGCGCGTGTCCTTGGTGCCCGGCACCTTGAGCAGGTTGGCCGCGGTGACGGCCTCGAAGACCGCATTGGCAGGGACGCCCATCTCGGCGAGGCGCCCCAGGCCGAAGAACATCATGTCGATGATGGCGTCGGCAGCCTCGAGGACGTCCTCGCTGCGGCAGGCCGCGTGGAGCTCGTCCAGCTCCTCCTTGACGGCCTCGGAGGCCCGGTCTGCCTGCTCGATCGTGAGCGGCCGCGGGGAGGAGGGGATGGCCTGCAGGCGGACGGTCGTGTTGAACTCCTCGACCTTGACTAGCATGCGGGCTACGAGGGCAGCTACGAGGAGGCCGGTGGGTGATGAGTTGGGTGATTCTGACATTGCTTGCTCCTGAGTTGGCGTAGGTACCAGGAGAGCTTCCCGTCCGTCGGGTCGACGTCGGTCCTGCCCTCCACGAAGATCGCCCAGCTGTCGGCCGCGTACTTCCCGCAGCCCGGTAGCCGGTAGATGTCCATGATACCCCACGGCCCGGGACGAAGCAACCACTCTTGGGCCAGACGGGTGAGACTGATGGCCCGCCGGCGCCACAGGCCGAGCGGCCGGAGGACGTCGTGCAGGTCGTCCGGTTGGGCCCTGGAGAACTCGGTGGGGGTCGGGTAGCGAAGCATCAGGGCCTCGAGCGCGGGCTCGGCCTGGGCCCACGTGGTCAGGTTGACCAGCGAGCATGCCACGAGCATCCAGAAGGGGGTCTCCCGGAGGCGCTCCTGGAACAGTGCCCCCGAGGCCGGCTCGTCACCAGCCCAGGGGCGGACCTTCAGGAGGCGGCCCTGGCGGACCACCTCCCACCTGCGCCTGCTAGCCTCCACGGAGGATCCGCCGGATGTCGGCGGCAGCGTTGAGCCTCGCCCGCCCGTCGGAGGCAGAGTTGGCGCAGGTGTACATCCTGCTCTTCCCGCCGACCTGGAACCGGACCTTCACGTGGCCGCCATTGGGACGCTCGGCGGTGGACTCCACCCCGTGCTCCCCGAGCAGCTTCCGCACGTGGTCAGCCATCGAGAACTTGGCCATAATCAGCTCCTGTTGAGGGCAATGCCTATGTAGGCAAGGCAGACGCTGAGCACGAGCATGCTCCCGCATCCGAGGATGGCGAAGAAGATCCGCATAGCCTCCGGGTAGTGCATCCAGAGGATACCCCCCAGCACGAGTATGGCCATGGCGAGGATGACGATCCCGATGGCTTCGAGTAGGTCTTTAGTAGCCTGGGACATGGCTCACTCCAGGAAGGAGAGGTCTTCAGTGGCCGGGGCCTCCTTCTTGGCCCGGGGCTGCTTGGCACAGAAGACGTCGTGCCCCTCGGGTACCAGGAGGCGGGCCTGGGTGCCGTCCTCGCTCAGCTCGTACCCGAGGCCGTTCTCCTTGTTGATAGTGAATAGGTGGGACAGCACGGCGGAGCGGCTCAGCTCCAGCGCGGTCTCGACTAGCTTGACGTCCTTCCAGTCGAGGAAGTGGCGGGCCACCACGGCACGCTTGCCGGGCTCGGGGATCGGCGAGAGGGCCTCGGGGTTGACGGCCTTGCCGCTGGTGCGCTTCTTCACCTCACGGGGGTTCCCCTCGTCATCCACGGGGGCCGTGGCGACCTTCCGCTCGGGCTGGACGTAGGCGAACAGGTCGAAGCCCTCGGGCACGACCAGGGTCGCACAGTCGCCCGCCAGGGTGTAGCCGACTCCGTGGTCACGGTTGAGGCAGTGGAGGTGGGACAGGACGCCGGAGCGAGTGAGCTCGAGGCGGGCCATTGCCTCGTGCAGGGACTGGGGCGCGGGGGCCGAGAAGAACCTGGCGACCGCCCCGCGCTTGCTCTCGGGGTTCACCACGCGGAGGGCCTCGTGGACGACGGGCTTGCCGCCCTGCACCTTGGGAGCCTCGCCGTCGGCCAGGGACGTGACCGCCGTCTTGGGGACCGGACCGCCAAGCTCGGTGAGGGCGAGGGCTGCGACCGCGTAGTCCCTCTGCAGGCCCATGGCCGTGGAGTCCGCCCAGCTCTGCGTCAGGACGTCGATCAGTCGCTCGCTGGTCGCCTCGACGGGCACGCTGCCGGCGACCTCGGCAAAGTGGTTGGCAAGCGGGTAGGAGCGGAGGGTGAACGGGCAGAGCAGGGTGGACCGCTTCTCCCCGCGCAGTATCAGGACCAGGCCGTAGCCGCTGGTCGGCGGGTCCTGGAGCCCGAACGGGTGGCGGGTGCCCTTGGGTGCTGGGCCGTTCATGAAGTAGGTTCGTGCTAGCTGGATCATAGGTTTCCTGGTTGTTGAATGAAAAAGGGGCGTGGAAGTCAATCCACACCCCTATTATACCGCAGAGAGGGCAGATGCCCCCACTACTTGCCCGTCAGTTAGCCCAGGGCTGCTGCCAGGTCAGCGTCGCCCGAAGCATTCTCGGATGGCGCCGCGCCAGCTGCTGGCGCCTTGCCCGCTTCCTTTGCTGCAGCCTTGTCCGCCTTCTCCTTGGCCTTGGCTTCGGCCTTGGCAGCTGCCTTGTCGGCCTTGTCCTTGGCCTTGGCCTCGTCCTTAGTGGCCTTCTCGTCGGCCTTGGCCTTCTCCTTGGCAGCCTTCACGTCGGCCGCGGTAGGCTTGCCGGCGGCTGCCAGCTCGCGGGCGGTGCGGACGTCCTCGCCGTTGTCGCGCAGGTTGTTGCGGTACCAGTTGATCGAGGCCATCGAGGTCTTCGCATCGGGGAACTGCTCCTTGACCTTCTCGAGGACCTCCTTGTTGCCCAGGCCGTCGCGGATCAGCTGCTTGGCGATGTCGCCGATGCCAGGGGCCTTGGCGACCGGGGCCGCGGTGTCGGTGCCCACAGTGTTCTCGACAGCCTCAGCGCCCTCAGCGCTGACGAAGCAGGCGCTCAGCAGAGCGAGGGTGGCAAAGCGGGACATGCGGTTGTGGCGGCTGGTGTACATGTGTTTCTCCTTGAGTTGTTTGTTTGGTCTGGGTTTCTCGGTGACTGGAGTCGCTCCAGGCTCGTCGATGAGTGAATGTAACCTCTTCACCCTGGAACAGGGAACCGTCGTTTGCCCCGGGTCACAGCATCGCGCGGAGCATGGCCAGCAGTCTATCGCGCAGGCCGGGTCCCGCCAGGTCGTCGGAGACGGAGCGCTTGCCCGCCAGCTTCGAGAGGATGTACCCGTCCACGCTCTCCGGGACGGTGTAGTCCAGCACGGCGATCGACCTGCCGCCGACCTGGGTGGCGCGCTCGGTGGCCTGGTCCCGCGTGATGAGGTCGAAGGTGTGGCTGTACCAGTGGATCGTGTCCGCCACGGAGAGGTCCAGGCCCACTCCTCCCGCGCGCGGCTGGCCGATGAAGTCCGTGACCGTCGGGTCGTGCATGAAGGAGTCGATGGCCGCGTTCCTGCGGTCCTTCGACGTGATGCGCCCGTGGTACTCGACAGCCTTGCGCCCCGCGGCGGCCAGGGCCCGCCTGACCCGCGTGATGTCCTCCTGGAACTGGCACCAGATGATGTTCTTGCCGTCCGAGGCGAGGACCTGGGCGAGCAGTGCCTGGAGGCGGGGGTTGTCCTCGTCCGGGGCCAGCTCCACCACGTCGCCCGCGGTCGTCACGGCAAATCCGCTGAGCACCTGCTGGAGACGCATGATCCGCACGCCGCCCTCCAGGGCCTCGATCTCCTCGCCATCCTCCAGCTCGATGATGAAGTCCTTCACCAGGGTCTGGTACGCCTCCAGCAGGGCGGGGGTGAGCGTGACGGTGACCTCCTCCATGATGAGCGGCGGCATGTCGTCGACGTCCTCCCGCAGGACCACGCTGGACCAGTCGCCGATGCGGCCCTGGAGCTCGTCCATGTGGTTGTACCCGTCGAGCACCGGGTACTGGCGCCCACCGCGGGTCTTCGTCACCTTGTAGCTGGCGTACCTGTTCTCGAAGTCGGCGAAGGTGCCGAAGCCCAGGGCCCCGGGCTGGAGGATCTCGAACTGGCTGTAGGCCGCCAGCGGGCTGTTGGAGACCGCAGTCCCCGACAGGATCCGCCTGGCCGCGCACCTCTTCGCCAGGGCCCGCACCGCGTGGGTGCGCTTGGAGCCGGGCGAGCGGAAGTCGTGGGACTCGTCGACCACCAGGAACACGCGGCGGCCCCGGAGGAAGCGGACTATGAGGGCCTTCACCTCGGGCCGCCGCAGCACCTCGGAGTTGACCGTGAGCACCGCCAGGCCGCCGCGGTACGCCAGGCACCGGGCGAGCGAGGCGTCGTGCACCTGCCGGCCCACCTTCGAGGCGATGTAGGCGTGCGGCTGGTAGTCGACGATGGACCACATGTGGAGGGGGAGCTGCCTGCGGACCCAGTTCTCGTGGACCCCGTTCGGCGCGATGACCAGGAGGCCGTCGATGTCCCTGCGGTCGACGTGGCGGTAGCACACGACGTCCAGGACGCTCTTCGTCTTGCCGGTGCGCATCTGCCAGAGCAAGGCGCGGGCATCGTCGTCGCGGTGACGGTCGAACTCGGCCTGCTGGTGCTTGTAGTTGGGCAGTCGGAACGGGAAGGTCACAGGGCCAGCTCCAGCTGCTTGGGGTCCCGCCGGAGACGCCACCACCGGATCTTCTGCCTGGCGCAGTAGGACAGCAACACGTGGATGCCTTCTCCGACCGCCCACGCGAAAGACGGGGAGGTCTCCGTCACCTTGCCCCGCACCACCGTGGCCGTTGCTTGGGATACCTTGGCCCCCGGGTTGGGGACCTTTTCTAGGGTGTTGAATACCAGCTCCATTAGTGTACCGTGACAGTAAAGGGGGTGTTGGCAAGAGCGATCCCCGCGAGCAGCAGCCCGAACGCCAGGGCGATGATGCCCGCGTTGACCCGGGCCTCAACCTGGCGGGTGCTGAGCCGGCGGTGGGTCAGGGCCTCCCGCATCAGGGTGACGCCCACCACGAGTAGTAGCATGGCCACCAGTATGACCACAAAGAAAGTCAGCACACTCATCTCTATTCTCCAGTTATTTTTTATACCTAAATCCTGCCCAGCCTTCCGCGACGACCGGGCATCCCTCTGCCCAGTCTGGCGTGGTCGCCATCAGGTTCTCGAACTCCTCCACAGACCCCTTGTCCTCGTCCGCCTCGCCGATCAATTCATCGTGCACCGACAGGATGATGTCGTAGGTGTCACCCTCGTGGCAGGTCAGCATGGCGTGTGCCATCAGGTCCCGCGCCACGGCCTGTGTGATGTTCTCTACTAGCATACCCCCGTACGTGTCCGCGCGACACCACTTCTTCGTGTACGGGTCGACGCCCATGAAGGTGAGGGCGTCCTTCGCCTCGCCCCACGGGGTCATCCGCTTGACGACCAGTGGGTCGGCGTAGCCCAGTAGCCTGCCGCTCGGGAGCTTGCAGTGGAGGAAGCCCTCGACGACCCGCCAGACCACCTTCCCGCACTTGACCGACGTGCCGGGGCGCTTGACGGCGGCGATGGCAGCCTTCTCCTGGTCCCACCACATCTGCTTGACCCGCCAGAAGCGCTCGCGGTACTTGTCCACGACGAACTTGGAGAACTCAGGCTCGATGGAGATGTTGTACTTGGCGCACGTGTCGACGAACTTGGGGGCGCCCATCTGGTAGCCCAGGCCCAGGACCGCCTGCTTGCCCAGCTGCCGCTCGTCCGCCTGCTTGACCTTGTCCGTGACCGGCCTGCCGAAGATGTCGGAGGCCATCGCCATGTAGATGCACTCCTTCCGACGGAAGATGTCCAGGGCGCCCTGGTCGTCCGCCAGCCAGAACACGACCCTCGCCTCGATGGCGGCGTAGTCGGCCACGAACAGCTTCTTCCCGGGCCTGGCGACGATGAGGCCGCGGAGGGCGAAGCTGAGGCAGTTCATCACGTCCCCGTACATCATCTCGATGAGGACGACGTCGCGGGTCTTCAGGATCTCCCACGCCAGCTCCATGTTCTTGATGTTCCCGCGGGGGAAGTTGTGCGGCTGGAGCCCCGCCCCGGACCACCGGCCCGTGCCCGCACCGTGGTACAGCAGCCCGCCGTGTATCCTCCAGGTGGCCGGGTCAGCCCAGTTCAGGGCGGCAAGGTACTTCGCGGTGCTCGAGCGGCCGAGCGACCGGACGAGCTGCAGGCACCTGTGGACGTGCGGCTCGAGGTCGCGCCTCTGCAGGTAGCCGTCGAGGGTGGGCCCCTGGGTGTTCTCGAGGTCGAGCCCCTGCTCCGCGAACCAGTCGACCATCTTGGCGCGCTGGGTCGCCTTGAGCACCCGCCCGCCGGTCAGCTCGACCAGCTCGGCGTTGAGCTCCCTGTATATCTCGTTGACGAGGTCCAGGGCTGCAGACACTGCCTCGCCATCGACCTGGAACCCCTCCTGGTTGATATGCTGGTCCATGAGGTAGACCCGGGTCTCCATGGGAGAGAGGTCACGGAGCCTGTGGGACACGCCCTCCTCTGCCAGGACGTCTGTCTCACAGTATTGGCACAGGCGGTCGTGCTCCTCGGGGGTCATGCGCCAGAGCAGGGGCATTGGCTTATCGCCATGCGCCTTCTCCCAGGCCTTCCGCTCTGCTGCCCGAGGCTTGCGGGGCTTGCACATCTTGAGCATCAGCTTTTTGCCCTCGACATCCTTCCTCACCCGCATACTCAGGGCCGAGGTGCATCCATCGAGCGAGCGGGGCAAGCCATATGTCGCTGCCTTTGCCGCCGAGCATCTCCACTGCTCATGTCGGATCGGAAACCAGCCATGGCGGGGGACCATGATGTTGGTCCAGATGCCCCTTTCGAACCAGGCGTTGTGGGCCTCCACCAGGCCTCCACCCAGGATCCAAGCCTCTAGCTCACGCATGTCAGAGGGGTTGCCCTGCTCGGGGACGCCCGCCTCAGGGAAGGCGGGATTCCAGCGTGAGGTACGGCCCTCCTCCCAGTACGGGAGGCGGAAGACGAGGCACATGACCTCGGTGGTGGGGTCGAGCGAGTAGCGCCAGCTCCCACAGTCCTTCAGGACGCACGCGGAGCGCGTCTCGAAGTCCATGGTGGCCTTCGGGGGGTTGGCCCAGGCCTTTGGCTTGGGAGGGGGCAATGGCGCGGCCTCGACAGTGACGGTGCCCCGGGCGTAGCTGCTGGCATAGGAGCCCATGACCTGGTTCTCACTACCCCCGTGGTTGATGGTCTCGACCAGCTCGCCGTCCCTGTATATCTGCGTTGTCGACACGTGGAAGCCTCCGGGTTAGAAGGCTACCATCTTACCCCGGAACGGGCCCGGGGTACTCCACCGTGGCCGACAACGAGGGCTCTACGTAAGCTTCCGGCGGATGACCTCGAGACAGGCGTGCAGGACGGGCGTGTCGCCGAACCTCCAGGGCTCGGACAGGCCCAGGTGCACCTGGATGGCCTGGTTGAAGGGCTTGGGGTCGAGGCGGAGCTTGCGCATCTCGCGGTGGATGCGGGCCTTCTCCGCCTGGAGAGGGGCCATGGCGGCGACCATCTTCCGCTCGAGCTCGGCCAGCTGCTGGCCGTAGGTGCACACCACGTCCTCGTAGGAGACCGTGGTGAAGCTCGGGAGGATGTCGAGGGTGCCAGCGAGGGGGACGTGCCGGAAGTCGTCCCGGGCCTCCCTGTACCGGTCCGGCTCGACGCCGTCCCGGCAGAACGGGCACACCCCCAGGATGGGGGTACGGTGGTCCGAGCAGTAGGACGGGAGGACCTGCATCAGACCACGCGCTGGGCTTCACGGGCCATTGCCCGGCGCCAGTTGTGGATGGCCTCCAGGGGGGGTCTGGCCCGAGCCCCCGCAGCCGTTGCCCGCGCACACGTACTCCTCCTCGCCCCGCCAGGTCCGGGTGAGGCGGACACGGGGCTTGAGATGCCGGCGGCGGATCATGCTGCCACCTTCTCGTGACCCAGCTTGAGGGCCTCCTGAGTCATCGGGCGGTGCAGGGCGAAGTCCGCCGCGGCCTTGCGACCCGCCTCGAGGGCGGCGTAGTCGAGCTCCTGCTTCTTCGACTCCAGCTTCACCAGTGAGCCCACGTTCTTGTCGATGTACCGCTCGATGAGCCCCTGCTCCTTCTCCGTCGGGGCCAGGGCCTGCATCTGGACCCTCACCGCCTGGAGCCAGTCGATGTAGAAGGCCTGGCGCACCCCGCCCTGGCTCTTCTTCCAGGGGAAGCGCTCGAGGTGCGCCGCCCAGGAGGCCTCCAGGTTGCGCTGCACCACGCGGTGGGTGTACTCCGCGAGCTCCACCCGGCCCTTGGGGCCGAAGTACCGGACGTTCAGGCGGTTGGCCGAGCCGGGGTTGCGGGAGTAGATGGCCTTGACCCCGAAGGTCTTCTCGATGGTGTCCGCGAGCCAGCTCATGTACCGGCACGCCCCGTAGCCCTCGCGGGTCTTCACCTCGGCCTCGCCGATGTCGATGCCCTCGACGTCCGCCTCGGTGACGCCCAGCTCAGCCATCATGGCCTGCGCCTGGCCCATGGCCCGCGCGGCCTCGTGGGGCTCGGAGCTCGCTGCAAGGGCGAGGCCCTTCTTGATCTTCTTCATGCGGCTCTCGCGCAGCTGATCCACGAGGGCCTGCAGCTCTGCGACCCGCGAGGGATTTCCCTCTTGCCTCTCCAGGGCGATCTCAGCCTCCAGCTCGGCTAGCGTCTTGTCTCGGTCGGGGGTATTCTGCTCAGTCATCTCATTCTCCAATGTTCAGTCGTTTCGAGGCGAGCCACACCGACTCGCCGTAGTAGTTGTGGCGGGAGCCCTGCACCTCGGTGCGGTCGTCCGCATCGTAGCAGGCCCAGCCGGCCTTGTCCTTCAGGAACTGGTACCCTGCAGCCTCGATTCTATCCCGGAGCTGCAGGGTTGTCGTACCACCACTCATCCGGCCACCTTCATCCAGCGGCCGTCGTCCTGCAGCTTGTACTGCTGCCCTGCCCCCACGCCGAGGCCCACCCCGTGGGTGCGGTGGCAGTCGACGTGCATGTGGGCCCACGGGCCCTGCTTGCGGGGGACCCCGAGGGCCTTCTCCAGGTTCGTCTGAGGCTGGAACACCGCCCCGTCAACGAACTCGTCGACGATCTTCCGCTGGCAGAGGTCGCAGCGGTCCGGGGCCTTGCCCTGCCAATACACTTGTCGTGCCATTCTCTTGCTCCTTAGAGGGGAGCCCCTCTCGGGGCCCCGTAGGTTTTTAGTGGAGGTCCTTCTTAGGCTTCGTGGGGATCAGGACCGGCTGGAGCCTGCCGAAGCGCTCCTCGTCGTACCCCGGATCCATCGGTAGCTTCCCCGCCTTGTCGGGCCAGAGCAGCTGCCACGCCCTGTACCCCTCAAATCGGCGACGTGCCCCGTACATGTACCCGTCGGTCTGCAGCCGGTCGGCCTCGACCAGCATGGCCTTGGATCCGCGGAGGATCTCGTCGAGCGGGGTGTCAAGCGGGAACTTCCGGCCCTTCACCATCTGCCCTGCGATGTCATTCAGGATGGCCTGTGCGGCTCCCGGGGGCAGGGCGAACACGATCAGCTCCGGCAGGCCCTTCTCTGCGAGGCCGATCGTGTAGGTGAATCCAGGTTCGTCCGCATCCTCGTCGGGGAAGACCGCTGCCACCGTCCACCCGAAGGTCCTTATGAGCTCGTCCTGCATCGCCACGATGTCTATCTTCTTCTTGTTTGTCATACTTTTCTCCCATCAAGTTGTTGAGGTGAGATCATAATACCATGCTTTAGGGGGTTTGTGCCATTCTGTGGCGGAAGAATTTCAGTTTCTTTCGGGCAATAGAAAAGGGGCCCTTGTGGGGCCCCTCTCCATCCTGCGCAGGCAGCTAGTGCCAATCTATTCAGCAAACACCCACTGGCTAGGTGCTGGGAATCCAGGGCCCAATGAAGCTAGGCCACTGTCCCTGCTTGATTGCTGCCCGTAATATTTAGGACATGAAGCCCGCGTCATCGTCGGCGAAGCCGGCGTCGTCCACCTTGTCGAACTCGTCCTCTGCGGCAGTGCGTCCGCTGAAGGCCTCGCCGTTGGCCAGCTTCTGCACGTTCTGCAGGCCGAAGGCTACGCCCTTGTTGCCCGCCTTGTCGAAGCCGTAGGCGGTCACGGTGGCCCGCGCGTAGCAGCCCGAGAAGAAGTCCTGCTCGGAGATGATGCGGGACAGGCCCTGGTCCACGAGGCCCGGCTGCATCTTGCTGGTGGCCGACGCGAAGATGACGCCCTCGCCGTAGCCCTCCATCTCAGCCTTCTCAGCGCCGTCACGCAGCGGGTTCTTCATGCCGACGAACCAGCCATTGCCGTCGGGCTTGGGCTTGTCGCCGAACTTCTCGCGCAAGGCGGTGAGGGCCAGCTGCTTGAGGGCCTTGAACTCGGCCGTCTTCTGGGCAGCCTGGTCGAACAGCATGGTCACGCCGTACTTGGGCTCGGTGTTGGCGGAGCCCTCCATCGGGGGCTGTGGCTTGAAGATGTAGACGAAGGAGGCGCGGAACTTGGGGGTGGTGACCTTGCGGGCTGGTGCTTTGGTTGCCATGGTATTTCCTCTATAGCGGGTATAACGGGTTGGTCTAGTCGACGGGTTGGTCTCGCCCCCTGCCTGCTGACGTTCCACTCAGGCTTGAGTTTTTCCCGCTCGCGCTTCGGACTTGTTGAGGGTCCAGGAGGTCGCTTAGCAGGGTGCGAGGTGTTCATGATGCCCGGGTCGGGTCAGGAAGTCAACCTGCGACTCGCCCGGCCCTCTCCGTCAGTCGTACAGCTTCGGGAACTCGACGCGGGCCAGCTCCCCGACGAGGCGGCTGATGTCCAGCGCCTTGTCGTCGAAGGCCTTCTGGGTGCCCCGGGGCGGCCCCGTCCGGATGACCGCGTCCAGGATCGCGAGGACGGCCCGGGAGCAGTCCCCGATGCGAGACCAGCGCGCCTTGGTGTGGGCCTTGCGCCGGGGCACCTGCATGCTAAACTCGACGGGGGCATTCAGCAGTGAGGCTGGGCCCCCGTCGATGCCCAGGCGCCGCACCACCTCGAGGGCACGCAGGTCTGCCGCCGATTTGGCGAAGGCTGCCACCTTCGGGTGGCCGAGCTTGAACTTGGCGGAGGCAAACTCGCACTCGTCGATGAGGCGGGCCACCTCCTCCGCCACGAAGTCCAGGGCCGTCTCCACGGTCTCCGTGCGGGGCACGAACTTGTAGGTGAGGTGCTGTGACATGCTAGGCCTCGTCCGTAAATTTGCCGCTCTCCAGGCTGCGCAGCCCGATCTGCAGGTTCCAGGCCTGTGCCTGGGCGGCGTCGAGCTTTGCCGCCTCGGCCTTCACCCGGCCCAGGCGCCCGAGCAGGACCGCCCGGTCGAGGGAGCGGCCCCAGGCT